CGTCCGGGCTGTAAACACGGTATTGCTGGCTATCAAAGTCTGTGTTCTCAGCCTTACTCTCGATGGTGCCGATTCTGACCGGCTCCGCTACACAGGTCTTGCGGTCTATGGTGTTGCCAACCATGTTACGGATACCGTCTTTGTAGTAGGTAGCCCGCAGACATTGGGCTTTACCGTCCACTGTCATGTTGACTGGCTCCGCCACGCCCATATAGCCAAAATGTCCGTTCGTTTCGATGTGTCGCAAAACATTTGACACACCCTGTTTTGTCGCCGCACTCGCTCTCAATGTGTACGCTTTCTCGTGCCACGTCACAGCACCGCTTTCCAAAATGTCCCGCAGGAGGATCCCACGGTCCACCGGCAGCTCTACCGGCACTTGGCTGTATGTACCGTCGGGGTTCCGCTTTCCGGCCCAGTAGAGCCGTTGGCGGTTCTGCGCGCTCACCAGCGCGGAGTTGATAAGCACGGGTTCCACGCCCAGCTCCGCCGTGATTTGCGTCCGGATAGCGGGCGACATGGATTTGTTATTCTCGTAGAGAAAATAATCCGGCTTGTATTTGTCGCGGGCAATGCGGTAATTCAGGAACAGCTCCCAGCCGATGCCGCTGGCCTCGGTCTCGCGGTTCTTGGTCTGTGCGATGCTCCAATGTGTGCAGGGACTTCCGCCGATCAATAGTTTCATACGTCCTCCACCTCCGCAGACCAGAATTCCCGACGGCAGTCGGCACACGTGCCATAATTTACTCTGTTGCAAGAATCGTCCTCACCCCTGTACTCGGCAGAGATCATACGCGGGCATATCAATAGGATGCCATCCTCAGATAGCCGTGTCTCCGGATACTGTTCAAGGAACACGCTCTGTCTGGTTTTGGCGGGATGCTCCTTTGCCCATTCCTCAACTTCGGCCACAACTTCCTCTGGTGAATCCGTCTCTTGCCCAGCGCAGGGATAAATGAAACGATTCTTTGGCACTCCCTGTTCATTCATGCGTCTCAACTGCTTAACAAATTCAATGGCATCCATCATTCAGCCTCCCCTTCCTCGTCCAATTCGTTGAAATACTGGCTCCCGCAGTAGGGACAGCCCACCTTCCGGAACCGCTCAAAAAAGCAGTCCGGGCGCGGCTCCGAACCGTCTAAGATCATCGGTGCTTCAAAATCTGCGCCGCAGGTTTCACAGTGATACATGGTGTTTTCCTTTCTCCGGGCGGTAAACGTCTCCCCGGTTCCACGCTTTTGTGGCGCAGTTCAGACCGTGATACGGTCTGGTCCGCGCCCCGCAGGAAGCGCACACCACGGCGAAGTCAAAGGGTGGCGCCGCGTCCTCCATCCGCTCCCCGCTGTACATTCCGCACAGAGCGCACGGTTCCAGTACCCGGTGCTCCCCCGCTCTCCGGTTTCCCCTGTTCACAGCGTACCGCCTCCCAGCATGACCTTCGCCAGAAGAACCGCCAGCAGCAGTAAAAAGCAAATTCCGCCGATCATGGCGGAGGTGTCCGCCCGCTCCCGCCGCCGCTGCTCTCTGGTCTTGCGGTTTTTCTCCGCCCGCCGCCGTTCCATCTCCCAGTAGGCTTCCTGTTCCCAGTAATCGTTGCTGTGCTTCATGTCCCGCTCCTTTCGTGTCTGGCCGTCCTTGGGGTCTCCCTCCGCAGCTTTCGTTTGCACCGACTCAGAAAATCCGCGTCCATGTGCATCTCCCGGCAAATGTCCGCCGGGTCTGTCCGGGCTTCCAGCAGCTCCCGCAGCTTGCGCATTTCCGCTTCCCGCAGAAGGGGCGGCCGCCCGCCGCGGCTGGTAGTCCGACCTCCGCCCGCGCAGTTCACGCATTCCGCATAGGGGCAGTGGTTCAGGCAGTAGTCGATCTGGCTCTGCCGGTCATGGGTGCATATCTCGATCCGGTCTTTCCCGTCTGCGCTGTCCCATGGCAGCACAGCCCGCACGATCACAGTTACGGTCTCCACCGGGCATATCTCCTTTCCGTTCATACCTCCCGCACGGTGATGTGCTTCATGTCCTGCATCAGCTTCACCTTCATGCGGTAGGTCTTGTCTTTTTTCGTGGAAGGGCCTTTTACGTCCTCCACCACCAGATGCCATGTGCCGTCCTTCCCCCGCTCCTCGTAGGAGAAGTCCGCCCGATACGTCACGGCGCGGCTTCGGTCGCCGTTGGCCGTGATGTAGCTTTCCTTCAGCGTGAATTGGGGTTGAAGCCGCAGGTCCCGGATGGCCCCGGCCTTGCTGAGCAGTACCAGCTCGTCATACCGGGCCGCCTCCTTGCGGCTGTCGAAGGTGTGCTCCGTTCCGTTTGGCAGGGTTCGGGCGGTGGGGTGGTTGTGGTGCTTGCGCTTACCCTCCGCCGCCGCTTCCGCCTTCCCCTTTTCCTCCGTCACGAACCGGGCCATTACCCTGGCCGTCCGGTCGATCCGCTGGTCACGGACCTGTGCCTCCACCTGCTTGCGGAACCGCTCCGGAAGGCTGTTCAAATCCTCCAAACGAACGCTCATCGCTTTTCCTCCTGATATTTCGGGCAGTCCAAAACCTGTACCCGCTCTACCACTCCGTCCCGCTCCATGCGGGATCTCCGCCGGACCTTCCAGCCGGGAACGTCCTCAAAGCGGACCTTTCCGCTTTTTTTGTCCACCCGGCTCCATTCGCATTGCCCATAGGCCAGATTGCAGGACCAGCACTTGTGCAGACTGTTGGAGGGGTCCTCCAATTCCTCCCGTGACCGGTATCTCCGCATACAGCTTGCCAGCGTAAAATTACCTGCCATCCCCATCGGCCTTTCCCCGGAGATAGGCCATCACCTCATCCCGGCTGCGCCGCTGGGGCCGTACCGCGTCCTTGAACCATTCCGGCGGCTTCACCGCCTCGGTTTCCGGTTTTGCTTCCGCCGCCGGCAGGGGCTTCTTCTCAGGTGCCCCCAGTTTCTCCGGCTCCGGCCCGGTGCCGATACGCTGTACCAGCGCCCGAACCTCCGCAGGCAGGGCGTTGATCTCCCGTTCCCGTGCGGAAATGACCCGATAGCTGCGCTGAAAGTTGCTGGACACTACGCTGTGCACCGTTTCCGTGTCCATCCGCGCCCACTCCCGCAACGTGTTGGGACTGCCCACGATCCGCTGTACCACCGGCGGGAACTTCTCAAATTCCTCCTCCGCGCCGTACAGCCCGTTGCGGATGGCCCTTGCCACCAGGCCCCACGCCTCGGCCTCCGTCATTTCCGGATTTGCCGTCAGCAGCCGCAGTTTGGCCTTCACCTGTCCGATGGTGGGCGGGAAGCCCTTTTCGTCGCTCTCGATCACGCTTTTCACCGCCGCCGCCACCAGCGCCACCTCGTCATGGGCAAACATATCCGCCCACAGCTTAATGGCGTTGCGCATATCCGGTCCGGTGGTGCTGCTGTAAAACCGGGGATAGGCCGCCGTCAGAATATCCATGATGATGCCTGTCTCCTGTCTGGTCATGTACGGCCCTCCTCCGCGTCCAGTTCCGCCGCCAGCTCCGTCCAGCTTTTCCGGGGCTTGTCCGTCCGGGATGCCGCCGGGGCGGGCTTTCCCTTCCCGCTGTCCCGGCCTTCCCATGTGAGGAACTTCTGCTTCCAGTTCTTCACTGGGTTTCCCTTGCTGTCCCTCCACGAGCGGCCCTGTGCGTCCGGGGTGTTGAAATATTCAAAGAACCGACGGGGGTCCACTGTGCTCTGCCGGGACGCGGCGTAGGCTTCCACCTCTTCCAGCGTGGGCGGTACGAATTTCACCGCTGTCCGCTTTCTGCTCTCCGGTGCCTTTGGCTCACTGGGGGCACTGCCCCCCATATCTTCTGAACGTAGTGAAGAAGATATATCTTCTATATCTATCTCTTTCTCTATCTCTTTCTCTCCGTAACGATGTTCGCACAATGTTCGCACATCGTTCGAACATTGTGACGGTTCTCTCAGCTTTGCTCTTGCTCTGGACTCCCTCATCCGCTTCGCGGAGGAACCTTCGCTCCCAACGTTTTTCACCGCATACGGGAAGAAAAACGTGACGTCATCCGAGGTCTCCGCCAAGCCGCAGGAAAGAAGGTAGTTGATCGTCACCTCCACGTTGGCCGGTTCCTCATCCAGTTCCAACGCCAGCTCATCGGCAAAGTTATCGTCGAGACCTGACCACTGCAAAATTCCATCGTGCTTCATGGCAATGAGCTGCATTTTCAGGTAAATGATGAGGTAGGTATCCCCGCCCGCCAGCTTGCGGAGTTTTTTGATCCGCTTGGATGTAAAGAAGTCATCATAGAGCCGCAGCCAGAAATACCGGTTTTCTTTCGCCATAGGTCAATTCCCCCTAAATCTGCGGTACATAATCGTAGGGTTCGTCCTCTTCGGGCTGTTCCCACGGCAAAACGGCGTCCTCCTGACTGTCAAGGGAACCCGCCTGACTGCCGCTGTGTTCCATAGGCTTCGCCGGTTCACGGGAGCGCGGCTTTTCACTTTCTGCCGCCAGCAGCCCCAGCACTGCCGCCATCACCGTCTGCGGGGCCACGAACTCCGCGTGAAGTTCGCTCCACTCCTTCTGTTCCCCGTCACGGGTGGTATAGCGCCGGGTTTTCCACACGCCGCACACCAGAACGGCATCCCCTTTTTCAAGGCACGCCGCCATGCGGGTCACGTCATCGTCCCCCACGGCGGACACGTTCATGAACTCGCCCTTGGCGTACTTCATGCCAAATTCCGCTTTTGGCGTCCCCTTGGCGGTGGCCCCGGTCTTGACCTCGCGGGTCACGGTGCCGGCACACATCATGTACCGGCTCCCGTCCTCCTCCCGCGTCTTAATGGAGATCAGCATAGCTCCTCACCTCATTCCCCGAAGAAGGTGGTCGCATAGTCCATACCCTCGTTCTGTGCCGTCTGAGGGGTCTCTGCGGTCTTTTCGACCTTGGGGGTGTAACCCATACCGGATTCGCTCTCAACGGCCTCCTGATGGGCTTCCACAGCCGCAGGCGCGGTATTGACCACCTCTCCGGTAGATGCCACCATGCGCTCCGGTATGGGCATATCCGGGATCATGCCCTCGTCCTCGGCGCTGGCTTCCTCCATGAGTTGGGTCTTGACCTCCGGGGACAGGGGCGCGTAGCCGCTGTTCAGCAGCTGCCGAAGAATCGTCTTGCGGCACATCCGGTCCTGCCCGCCGTTGGGATCGTACCAGGGGGAGCCGTTCAGCAGCTTTTCCACGTCCTTGGGGTTCATCTCCCCGCTCTGCATGGCCTTGAACTTCTCATAGCTGAACGCCTTGGAGTACCGGTCCGCATGGCGCAGAAGCCGGTCCATGGGCCAGTATTCAAAACGGAAGGTCCCGTCCTTCAGTTCGTAGTAGCCGTAGTAGCCGATAATGGGCTTGCTCTGCCGTTCCTCGTCGCTCTCGTACTTGGCAAGGTTCACGATGGGCTTACCCGTCCGGCGGCTCCGCCCCTCGATCTCGCCCTCACGAATGTCCGTGCAGTCGATGTCGGCATAAAACCCGGTGGACATGGCAAGCTGGATGTAGCCCTTGTAGCCCAGAATGTACGTTGCGGTAGTCCCGTAGGGCACCACATAGTATCCATGGCCGAAGATCAGGCCCATGCCCTCGCCCCGGAGCGCCGCCGCCACAATGGTGCTGGGTTCACAGGCTCTCAGCTGTTCGCTGGCATTCACGGCGGAGATCAGGGTGGAAGTCAGCCGCGCCGCCGCCTTGTCGCTCCGCAGAGCGCTCTGAATCATCTTCTGCATACTGGGGGCCGCGATCGCCATGGAAAACGTGGGCTTGTCCCGCTGGGCCTGGGCCGCAAAACTGTTGGTTGCCTTCATGTCAAAATTCCTCCCTTATTCAGTCCGCGCGGCCAAAGGCAATGCCGTTGGCCAGCATATAATCCCGCAGTCCGTTCAGTTGCTCCACGGTGCCCGTCACCCGGAACGAAAGGGTGACGGTCTGCGGAACCGTGCGCTTCGGCTGTACCTCCGCCGCCGGTGCCGGGGCTTCCGTCTGAATGGCTCTGGCCGCTTCCACGGCGGCCTGCACCCGCTCCGCTCTGGCGGCTTCCTCCGCCGCCCGCGCAGCCTCGGACTGCTGTCTGCGCTGTTCCTGTTCCGCCTTCCGCTGTTCCTCGATCTCCTTCACCCGCTTGAGCGCCTGATCCTTTTTCAGAACCGTGGGCAGATCGTGGCACTGCTTGTACTCTTCCAGCAGCGTGGTCTCGAACTCGCTGTTCAGCCCGCGGATGGCGGCAATACTGCTGTCACATTTGCTGATCGCCACCAGAATGTCCTTGTGTGCCTGTTCCTCGGAATAGGTGGCGTTGCCCCACCGCTTGTCCAGAACCGCTTCCCACGGGAGAAATTCCGCAAGTTCTCCGATGCGCTCATCAAAAAAGGCCCGGATAGCGTCCAGCTTCTCCGTGCGGCGCCGTTCGTCAAAGGCTTTGATCTGGCCGTCCAGATTGGCGGCAGATTCATCGCACAGGGACGTCAGTGCCTTGCACTTTTCCTCAAAGGGGGCGTAGCTGGCCAGTGCCGCAGCCTTGGCCATCTTCCGGCACTCGTCGATGCGTGCGGCCACGGAGCGGATGTTGGCCCGGTACTTCTTCGCCGCGCCGATGGCCTCCTCCGTCACCACCATGCCCCGGTACGGAGCCAGATTCTCTTCCAGCCACGCCTGACACTCTTCAAAGTTGGCGGATATGTTAAACTCCTTCAACGGAGTAAGATCCGTGGTAATGGCAAATTCCATTGCGCTGCTCATGCGTCCGCATCCTCCTGTTCCCCGGTATCATAGGCCGTGATCTCCTTCAGCAGCGGCATGATCCGCTCGTCCACACGGCTCTCCGGAACGTTGATCTCCACCACCATGGCCCGCTTGTCTCCGCCCTTGGTGGGAGCCATCACCTTGTCACCCACCGTCAGCGGCAATGCCGTCCGGTAGGTAAATGCGTTCCCCGCGTATGCCTTGTGCAGGGGCTTGTAGTAGCGAATGTTTACCAGCATCATTCCTGTCCCTCCTGTTCGTACCACGCTTTCTGAAAGGATTCTAAACGGTTTTTGTGCGTAAGGTCACTCAGCGGGCGTCTCAATTCCGGATGCTCCCGGCAAATACGGTAGATCGTCTGTTGGGCCTGATACAGCACATTTACTACCGTGTTGCTGTCGCAGTAGAGTTCGCAGACTGTTTGAACTCCATCATCGCCCGCAACCAGGCAAATAAACGCTGTGGAGTCTCCATCCAGCAGGATTTCGCCGGTTTTGGTGTTCCTCACCGTAATGTGAAACTTGTTTTCTTCCATGTTCATGTCTCCTTGTCTTTCTTAAATTTTTCGGAGTTGTGCGCCTTACAAAATCAAAGTCTGGGCGGGCATCGTCCCCGCCTCCACATGGTCCCAAAAGGCCGTCTCCTGTTCCAGCAGCCATTTCAGGTCCGCCTCGTGCTCCCGCCGCTCAAAATCGTAGCGGCGCAGTGTGATGTTGCCGGACAGATCATAGAGTGCCGCATAGAGCACGGCGAAGTCATACCCGGTAGCAAGCAGCTGGTGAAGGATCTGCGTGAAATAGTTCTCCGGAACCTGATCCCGCCATTTCGCCCAGTCGATTCCCCGGCTCACCGTAGAGGTTTTGATCTCCAAAATGCCCTTCCGTCCGGTGTCCGTCTCCGTCAGTTCTCCGTCCAGCGTGGCAAAAAGCCATGGGCGGTCGCTCTGGTAGAGAATGTCATAGGCACCGTAGTAAAGCTCGTAGCCGGGATACTGGGTCATGAAGAAGTCCCGGATGGCCGGTTCCATTCGCCGCCCCAGCTCCACGGCCTCGTTGCCGCCGAGATCGGGCGCGGCTTGCGCCCCGGTTTTCTCCTTCCACAGCGTCAGCGCCGTTTTCCATGGGCTTCGCCCAATGGCCGCCGCCGCCTCGCTGCCGCCGATGCCCCGGCACCGTCCTGCCAGCCATTGTGGCCGGTCCGGGAAAGTCAGCCGTACCAACTCACCCATTTTTCAGTTCCTCCCAATATCTCATCACGGTTCTGGCATAATCGCTGTGCCCCGGATGGCCGCTGTTGTAGGCCGTCAACGCACTTTCCACGTCATACCGGCTCAAAAGCTCAGCCATGTAGTCGCAGGCCACCCGGAAATTTCCAAAGGGGTCCATCAGGTCCGTTACCCCCAGCCGCTCCATCCGGGCCTTGTGCCACCGGGGTTGTACCTGGCAGTAGCCCCAACTGGCCCCGCTGTCACCCTTCACGTTCCGGTAGCCTGTCTCCTTGCGGATGATCGCCAGCATCAGCGTGTACTCCACGCCGCTTTCCTCACAGGCCGCCCGGAGATAGCTTTGCAAGTCTCCGTCCAGCGGAACATCCGCCCGGAAGTAGCCGCTGTCAAACAGCGCCGCTTCGATCTTCTCGTTCTCGTAGTCCTCCTGAACCGGCGGGGCTGTCTCCGGATCCAGTTCTTGCCAGATGACAAGTGAGGCATACTCCACCGCCGGTGTCTCGTCCCCGGCCAGCCGTCCCGCCGTCACGGTGGGCGCCTCCGGCTCCGGCTTCCCGGTCTCCCGCGTCAGCCACAGTGCTGCCAGCACCAGCGCCACAGACACCCACAGCAGAACCGCTCTGCGGATGGCCTTCCGCCTCCGCTCCGCAGCCTGCCGCCGCACACGGCGAAGCGCGTTTTCCAAGTGGGCTTCCCACGTGGCCTCCGCCTCGTATTCCTCAAAGGTTTTCATCAAATTTCCGTCTCCTTACAGCAAAAACAAAAAGCGCTGCCGAATGGCCCGGTATCCCCGGTTCCATCAGCAACGCTCTGCTCCTCTGCCCCAACGCTTAGGGACAGGCATCTCATTCAATTTTCCCATAGGCTTACTTGATCTCGTCCCGCCGGATGCGGATCACCTTTACGCCGTCCTTCACCGGGATCAGTTCTACGCGGTCTCCGTGGGTCAGCGCCTTTTCAATGGCTTCCAGCGTCTTTGCGCTGATATGCGTCGGTGTCATGGTCCTCTTGCTCCCTTCGTTAATAGCGGATGGCATCCCGCAGTTCCTCAATGGGAATGTCCAGTGCGCGTCCCAGCTTCAGCAGTTCCTTCAGCGAAAAGTCCTGCGGGGACTTTTTCCGAGACCGTAGGGTCTGCGGCGTCATGCCCGCCTTTTCCGCCATGGTGCCCACCGGCATCCCCATGGCGGCCTGCCTGCCCCACAGCAGTGAGATCAAAACCTCGTCATTGGGCTTCCGCCCCAGCTTTACCCGCGGCATCCCGCCGCCTCCTTTCCTTTATCGCTTTCCCCGAAACGCATTGATATGCTTCCGGTTCCGGACAATTTTGCCGCTAACTCCCATCACAACCTATTCGCCAAAAATGTCGGATAGGTTTCGCACAAAAATGTGCGAAAGTCCTTTTTGGTTGAGTGAGGTATACGGCGTTTTACCGTAGACCTGCACTGTCAATTTGGCAGACCAGCTTATCATCACTGTCTAAACGGTCGAAAACTTTAGGGCGCGGCGGCGCAGAATGCCGTCAAAAATGGCCCGCAGCTTCTTGTCCTGCGCGATCACAGTGAGCTTGGACGCGGCTCTGCATTGGGTGACGGTAGCTCCGTTTGCCTTCATGCGGCTTTGCAAGCGGGTGACACGCTGCTGGAGATCGACACCGGCGGTAAATTCCAACTCGGCGTAAATATCCCGGCGGAAATTCTGGTGGTTCAGGCCGTACTGCTCCACAATAGAGTTGACCGTGCGGTTGGCGCTCTCCTGCCATGTCTCGCCGGATGCCAGAGGGGCGGTGTAAGCGGCTGTGACCTTATCCATTGCGTCGGAATTGTGCTGAACCTGTAAGGTCAGTTCGCCTTGTCGGTTTTCAACCGCCGCAAGCCGCCGCTCCTGCTCCAGATTGATTTGCGCCTGCATGGCGAACATCTCCACGGGAGAGAGGGGCTTTTGAGCGTAGCTGCCGGTCTTGCGGATGGAGGGGAGGACTTCGCTCGTGACCCACTTGCGGAGCGGCTTCGCCTCCGGCTTGTCCGAACGGAGAAGAACATTGTACAGACCGCTCTCGTTGACAATGGTTGTTTCCTGCTCACGGCCCAGTGAATCGGTGAGGTGAGTCTGACTCACTTCATCGGGATCAAGGCGTTCAGCGACTCTCGCCGGTGTGCTAAGTCCCAGCACCGCGCACACATCTTTCAGGACAAACCACGGTTCGCCATTGATTTCCACGGTTCGTACCTCGTTGTCTTGGTAGTTAAAGACTTTCAATTCATTCATTCTCAGGAACCTCCTTCCCGCAAGTCTCCAAGATGCACCGCTCCAACGCCGGAAGGGGGACCCGGTACATCGCCGCCAGCGTGGGCCGAACCTTTTTCGCAGGTGCCCACTTTCCAGTTTCCCATTTGCTTACAACCGTCTGGCTCAGCATCAAGGCCGCAGCCACGCCCTCCTGCGTCAAAGAAACATTACGCCGCAGGTCTCTCAACGTCATTTTCTCACTTCCTTCACTCAGAATCTCATAATTACTGTGTTTTTGCTTGACAACCTCATAAAGTAACGATACAATAAAACTGCCAGAAATATTGAAAAACGCCGCTCTATGAGGGGCCAAGCCACTGTGCCTTGTTTGGGCACAAATATATGATACCTCGTTAATAGCGAGAAGTCAACTCAAAATCTCGTTTTTAGCGAGATTTGGCATTATGAACATTTTATGAGGGTTTGAATTATGTTTTTTGACCAATATGAAATGCTTTGTCGAAAAGTAAAAAAATCGCCTAACGGTGTCGCAAAAGAAATCGGCTTTTCATCGGCATCCGTTACACAATGGAAAAACGGGGCCGCTCCGCGCGAGGATACACTGAATCTGATTTGCAAGTATTTTAACGTTGAACCCGGCTATATTCTTGGCTACACGCCAGAGGCTCAACTCGACGTTACCAAATTCAAAATCGAACAGCTCACAAAGAAATGGGCAAAATGCAAAGACGAGGATGAACGGCAGAATCTTGCCGTTCAGATCGACGGCCTACAAGAATCCCTCCATGACCTCACTTTTATTCAAACCATCGAGGCTGCGGCTGACCGTCAGGCCAAAAAAAATACCCGCCCCGCCAAAAGCGGGACGGGCAGTGGCTACGCAAAAGCCATCTATGAATTTGTCGATTCCTGCGGAGAGGATCAGTTATCCGACCTCGCGCAGTACGTTGAGTTTTTGAAAAGCCGTCAGGGGAAGCCCACTACTTGATTTCCGGTTTTCCGCAGTGCGCCGAACGCCCCGCCTTGAATGGCTTCCCACAGCTTTTTTATGCTTTCATCCGACAGTCCTTGGATCTTGTGCTTCAATTCCTCACGGAGACCCGCGTCGGTATGAAGGTCCGCTCCTGTTGATTCCATTTCTACACATACAAGTCCTTTCTCCCCACCTGTTCCGTTTTTCTTTCTTGCCCCCTGAAGCTGTGATGGAGAGCCGCCGCCCCAGCCACGAAAGCGGCGGCCCATAGCAGACCCGCCGCTTGGGGGTGCGGTAGGTCTGCTTTTATCGTACCATCAAAGCCTCAAGTTTGATAGTCTTAATACACACGATTTCGGTGTTGATACACACAATTCCGATTGCTATTTCGCACATTTTGTCAATTTTCAACAAGGAGGTACTCTATGTATGCTGTCATTGATTGACCAGTGCCGCGCGGTAAAAGAAGAAAAACACATCACCAACAAGGATATTGCGGACGGCAGCGGAGTTCCTCTCAACACGGTGAACAATATGTTCCGTGCCACCACCCATTCCCCTACGTTGGAAACTCTCGGCCCCATCTGCGCTTTTCTCGGTATTTCCATTGACCAGTTTTTAGGGATGAAACCAACGGAAGATTCTCCGCCCCCGGAAACCATAGAGGAAATCGTAAACCGGGAACTGGACGTCTACCGTCAGGAGATCAACGGCCTGAACGCCCAGAACGAGATCCTGCGGGAGTTTGTTGACCACCAGAACCGCGGTATCCGTATGCGAAACTTCATTTTGTTCCTGCTGTTGGTCCTTCTAATCTTCGCCTTGGCTTACGCCGCATATCTGGACATGCACTGTCTGGAATTTGGGTTCTTCCACGGCTGATACACACGGGAGGTGTGCGCATGAAATGCAAAAACTGTAAGCGCGTCATTGACGACGATTCCATTTTCTGTAAGTGGTGCGGCGAACGCCAGATCAAGGAGCGCAAAAAGAAGGACGAGATCAAAGTCCCCTCCCCACGTCAGCTGAAGTCCGGCAAGTGGAACATCGAACTGCGGGCCGAAGGGCAGAGTATCACGGAGGATACCGCCGCTCTCTGCGAAGCCAAGGCCCGCGCCATCCGCGCCGGCTTTCTGGAAGCTAAAAAGGACGCAAAATGCAGTCTCACGCTTCTTCAGGCAATCGACAGTTATTTGGAGAAAAATCAATCTCTATCCCCGTCAACGATTCGTGGATATGAGTGTATCAAAAAGAATCGCTTCCCCGGAAAGATCAATGCCAAAATACAGGATATATCAAATTGGCAGTCGGAGATCGACGAAGCCAGCAAAACGCTGTCCCCTAAAACGGTGTATAATTCATGGGGCCTTGTTTGCACCGTGATGCGGGACAACCATATACCTCCGCCGGAAGTCCGTCTCCCTCAAAGCATAAAAAAAGACCTTCCCTGGCTGACCTACCAGCAGATCCTTGTTTTTGTGGACGCTGTGAGCGGCAGCCGGTTTGAAGCGGGTGCGCTGCTGGCCCTTCACAGCCTCCGCCGTTCTGAGATATTCGGCCTTTCCTGGGAAAATATAGACTTGAAGAAAAAGCGAATCACCGTTCAGGGCGCACGGGTCATGGATAAAAACGGAGACTTTGTGTATAAAAAGACTAACAAAAACGTTTCGTCTCAACGCACAATCCAAATTATGATCCCTGCCCTTTATGACCTGCTTTCACAGAGGAAAAGTGCCGGACTTCCCATTCTGGATTGTACTGAAAATTCTTTGCGCGGCGGCATCAACCTGATCTGCAAAAAGAATGACCTTCCTGAGTGCGGTGTTCATGGGCTTCGCCGCTCCTTTGCCTCCCTCGGCTTCCATCTTGGGCTTAGCGAATTGGAGGTGCAAGAAATCGGCGGATGGAGCGACCACAACACCGTTCACAAGATTTACCTGAAACTTGCCAAAGAAGATCGGCTCAACGCCGAAAACAAAATGGAGCGGTTTTACAAAAACCGAGGCGATGCCCCCGCTTCGGACGCAGAACATCCCCTCGAAAAAAAACCTTGTGCGTCCGCCTGACTTTTTGCCGCCCTCCCTATGTTCCCCACCGCCAAGCCTCACATTTTACGAACGATTTTACGAACGTCGCAAAACGCCCATTCATTTCCAACGGTTATAGTCATTTATTAGCGGGTTCGACTCCCGCCACTCGGACCAACCCCACAATCCTTGTGATTGTGGGGTTTTCCTTATATTTCAACAGGTTCAGCCGTTTTTGAATGGTAAAAATATTTTCCATTACGACAATAAAAATACCAAATGCAAGGCGTTTTATTTTAAATTTTACGAACGGTTTTACGAATGGAAAACCCCCGCTTCAAAAGCGAGGGTTTTTCTTTTGTATTATTTGGCTTGCACGTCATCTACATAGCACCAGCTTTGGGGTGGGCGACCGATAACCCGGCCATCACAGTCCATTTTGGCGTATTGATTTTTAGGGGTATTGCGGAATAACTCTCTGTACGACGGTGCAGAGTTGTTTTTCTTTTTTGGGTCAGGCTTTTGCACAATGATTATGTACTCATTTACATTTTTAAAGAGAAGATTTGGAGGATAGGGATAGCTCCCGAATATAGGACGCTGGGAAGTTGAAGATCCCCATCTGCCGCCAGTACCCTTCTTATTCCAAATAATTTGATTGATTAGTGAGAAACCAACAGACTGCGCAATTTTGGTTAAATCCGATGCAATAGGGATTGTCACTAACCCATATTCTTTAGTATTTTGATTGACATTTGCAGTAACAATACAAAGCTTTCTACCAGGCATAAGAACACGATAGCATTCTCTGACAACACTTTCCATGCTGTCAATGAAATCATCATAATATTCAAATCCACCAATATTTCCAATGTACTTGCCATAGTCTGCTTTGTTCCAGTAAGGAGGGGATGTAATTACGGCGCCGATACTGTTGTCCGGAATGGAGGCCATATCCAGGCAACTGTGATTGTGAATTACAAAAGCCCCATTTGCATTTTCGATGTTCTTATTTTGAATGACTTCGAGTAACCGCTGGGTTGAACGCTCATAGTACGTGGAGTTTGTTTCAAAACCTACATACTTTCTGCCGTTACTTAACGCCGCTTCGCCAGTTGTACCGGTCCCCGAAAAGGGGTCAAGAATAGTTTCTCCCCAAAAAGAAAACATTCGTAGGAGCCTGTAGGGAATTTCGACAGGAAAGACCGCAGGATGAACGCTATCGCTAATATTTGCGATATCCCATACCGTCATTGTCCATTCTTTCCATTCTTCGCTTGTTATTTTAGATAGCTCTTTAATTTCTTTAGTAATAGTGGCCATCCTTTTTACCTCCAATTATTCTTGAAACTCATCAACCGATTGGCATCCGCAGTCAACAAAATCAAAATACCATTGATTTAAATATGTTAGAAAGGACTTGTCAATATTGAGAGCTTCTATCAAAAGAGTATCAATCTGTTCAATGATGCCCATAAGTTGTTTATGATCGTAGTCGTAATGAGGGCAGGCGCGTCAACCAAAATCGACTCTACACACTGGCTTGAACTCGCTCAATTCTTTCGGCGTATCATAAATGCGCAAGTCGGAGATGTGCCAGCCGTAAAGCGGTGTTCCGTGCCCATAATCCCATAGTGCCCCATTTTCAAGGCAAGTCTGTAATACATAATTATCGTCAATGTCATAGATGCCATACGGTTCGTTTGCCGGGGAAAGTCTATCTATGCGGTCACAGGTAAATTCCCCGACGACCCTGCCGTTTCCTATGGCACCGCCCACCGGAATTGCCGTTTCCGCGTTCATACAGGCGATCAGGTTCGTGCCTGACGCATTCTGCATAAACGCAAGGTGCTTGTCTCTTGTGCAGTAGATATAGCACTTAAACGGCGTTTCCAGTTTCGGCTTGGTCTTGCGGACTTCGATAGTCTTTTCGCCGGAGGCAATCTTTTGACACCACTGCGGGCGAATGCTCAGCAAAGCAGCCTTACTCATTCTTCTTCGCCTCCAATGCTTTCTCCGCCTCCTCGCGGGTCAGGAATACGGTCTTGCCGATTTCATCAACTGGTACGCCGAAAATGGATTTATCAACAAACCCGGCTACGATATCCCATTCAATGAATGTACAAAACAATTCCACGCGAATTGCCTTTACTCGGTATTCGCTTATGGTTTTTCGACTTGTAACCTCATACACCGTATCTCCCGCCTTGCACGGCGGCACCACCAGCCGCCCGTCTCTGTCGGCCTCGGCCAGATCGCGGATGCGATTGAGCAATGCAAGCTGCTCCGTCAGCGTTTTCGATTCTTCCAGCGCGTAATCAAACAGTTTTCCCAAAGCGGTTACTTCTTCCGGCGTCCGCCCCGTCTCTTCGTAGGCGGCAAGGCGGTTTGCCGCCTCACCGCTTCCGCAATGATAAGACCAACACCCGTATTCTTCGTTCCAATAGGTCAATCGATCCATCTGATTACCTCCAAACCATATCGCATTTGTGGACTGCGCAATCTGTCAAAATAGCCTTGAAATCCCGGAACATGGCGCAGTCTTTTCTTCCAGAGTAGCCGTAGTGAATTTCATCATCATAGTTTCCAATCACCTTTAGGATCTCCTTGCAGACCCCATAGTGGATACTACCGCCGGCGTCCGGTTGAAGCAGAAAATCCACTATTTTCACAGAAACCTTTTTCTCTCGGATTAGCTCTTCTGTCCTTTTGTCGAAGGCATCAAAATACTGCTTCCGTGCTTCTCCCATAAAGGGGGCTTTGTCAATGCCCTGATAGTGATCCCAAAATACACCACCGTACAACTCTGCGACCTTATCCCTCAGTCGCTTAAATCCAAAATAGCCAAGGTCAATGCTCCGCCCGGTTTTCCGGCATAAAACTGTCATTCCCATTTTTATCTCCCCACCTTCTCCAAAAACTCATCGATCCGGCCCTGATCTGCCACAACAACCTCTTTCCCAATTTTCTCGGCGTAGGCCCGATATAACCGTGCCCCGGAACTCTCACGCCAGTCCGGCAGCAGAACCACACAGTCCGCACAGTCGATCATGGAAAAGCAGATACGCATATAATCGCCCTGCTCCATGCCGAAGGGGAGGTTCGCCGGGTTTAGGACACAATGTCCCATGGCAGTGAGGGCTTGCTCTGCCTTTGAAAACTTCTCCCGGTAGTTCGAATCCCCAGTGATCTTACCGGCAACATACACACGCAGGTGCGCCCCAACCTGCATATCAAACGCCCGCTTTGCGGGCCGCTGCTTGCTTACAACTCTGATGTACTCAATCATCCTTACTCTCCTTTGCATCCCGCATCCGCAGTTCATTGACGGCATCCACAAGCTCGTTGATTTTCTCCATTACTTTATCGTTAAATTCGTCTTGGCGCACAACCCTCCTGTAATCCGATGGGGAATTTGTTTTCCCATCACCGCAGTACATGCTAACAGGTTTCTCTATCAGGAGGGGTTCAATATCTCCCACATCACAATCGGTAAAATCATACTGGCCGATGCGGTTATAAAATCGTTCAACATCTCCTCTTCCTGCACCAATAATGTTATAAATAAATCCTTCGTTGAATTTATCTGCTCCACTAAACGTACATTTCCACCACGGAATTTTGGTATCGAAAATATAGCCTTTGGAACCACGATTTGTCTCAACATAATCGCCTACATGAAATTCATACTCCATCAAAAATCATCCTTCCAACTTTAATCTTTATTCTTCAACCGATTTACTGCCTCAACAAGTTCGTTGATTTTATCGCTCATTGCAAAAATTGACGCATACTCAGTAAGTGACGGATTGACTTGGAATGGTTCAATCTTACTCTTTTCTTTCTCTGTAAGGTCATAACGCCCAATGCGATTGAACTGTCGGTGCGCCTCGTTGGCTGTAAACTCATACGTCATGGTTTCCTCATTGCTGAATTTCACGGTAATTATGTACCCCGTCACAATATCTTGGTAGCACAAAAGATCACTCTTGATGACATACCCCCGGTTGCCATCCTTGGTCTCAGCGTAGTCTCCGATACGAAATTCGTACTTCATAAAAAATCCTCATCTTTCTCGCATTTTTCACCCAACCCCGCTAAAATTAAGGCGTAGATTTCTTCAAAATTTTTAGTAATCCCATCGGTAATCTTAGCCATATTGTCCATCGTGCCATCATCTTTTGACCATTCCCATCCATGGAAGGCGCAATCATTTTTCCAATAAGAGAGGAAAAAGATATATTCATCATAAAAATTCTCAATAAGGGGTTTTAGTCTACCCAAACTATCATAAACACCCCTCATTGTTGCCTTTTTGCAACCGCTATCTTCAATCATTTTATTGATTGTGTCAGCAGAATAAACAAAATTACTCATCAAAAGTCCCCCTTTAATTCAAAAAAATCATCTGGCACAAAGCAAACCCACACTGGAACGCCGCACCGGTCAACAGCAGCATCAGGATCGCCAGTGCGCCTTTGTCCCAGTCTTTACAGATGCCGTAACAGGCCCACCCACAAAGGCAAAGCGGAATAAATAGTAGAATCGCCAGTTTAGCCATTTTTAATTTCTGCCCCCATCTCCGGCCGCGTCAGAGGCCGATACACTGTCTGAATATCATTCTTCCATGGCGTCAGCCAGACGCACCACATCACGTCCATCAGCGGACTTCCTTTCTCTCCGGGCATCCGCTTTTTGAAAAAGAAATCCGGGCGCCACGTCAGCGGCAGAATGTAGCTGGGCGGGATCTCGTCAAACAGCTTCCGCCGGCACGTTGCGTTCCAATACTGCGACTTGAGCAGAAACGCAAAAGGCTTTCCCAGCTCCGCTGCTCTGCGGATAAACGCCTCCGCCAGCGAGAAAGGCGGGTTCGTGATAATCCAATCAGCCGCGTCAATGCTGGACTTCAAGAAGTCCGTCCCATCCAGAATGTCCGTAGCATAGACGGTCTCAAAGTAGGTCTGAAGCACACCGGCCATATCACCCTCTCCCGTTGCCGGTTCCCACACGGACGTTGTGCGCGGAAGATTCAAAAAGCGCATAAGCGCCACCGTTACATCCGGCGGGGTGGGATAGAAGTCTGACTGACTCCGCCCATACGCACTGTTCCCGCCAGCTATCCTGCTTGCATTCAAGCTATCCATATTCAACCTCCCGTAAACAAACTGATCTGCGCCGTGTGTTCCGCAAAGCGCTTTTCCTGCGCCTGAAAATAGTGAGGGTCGATCTCACATCCAACAAAATCAAAGCCAAGATCATAGGCGGCTATGCGGCTGCTGCCGCTGCCTAAGTGGGTGTCCAGTATTTTGTCCCCCGGCTTTGCGTACTTCTGCAAAATCCATGTGTATAACGCCACCGGCTTCTGCGTCGGGTGGATGCGCTTCTCGTTCAGCGACTTATTCCCCTGCTGGACTGTCCCCTCTGCGATGCTCTTCCCCTGCATCATGCCGCGCCACATGAACCGGAATATATCAGTCCGAAGGTTCAAAGAGTTGAACGCGATCTCAGCCCCGGACTGGTCGGCTCCGTCATTGCACTTGTCCCACACGATTGCCCCGCCGCGAGGGAGAACAAAATAATTCGCTCCCCAGATGATCTGATTCTTGCTGACCCGGAAAAGCTCCGCAAAGTACCGCTCATCCGCAGGGAAACGGTCAAAGCCGGTCTTTTCGTAGCTACCATCCTTGACATAAATCCGTGCTCCATTCTTCTGTGTTACATAGCCGCTCCGGTCCTTACCGCCATCTTCTCCGATTCCATAAGGAGGGTCTACCACAGCCAGATCAAACGCCTTGTCATGCAGCGTCCGCATATACTCCATGCAGTCCATGTTATAGGCTACGTTCAATCCTTTTTCCCTCCCTCGATCACGGTAAATGCCCCTCGGCGCTTGACCGCCGCACGAGCCTCCTTCTGCTTCATCTGTTCCAGATGCTCTTTATGCTTCGCCGGTAGGCAAAATTTTTCACACGATTTTCGCCATTGGCTCCGCTTCGTATAGTCCCCATCGAACCACTTGCACTCATCACAACAATAGCAGACGTCCTCCACGTCCTTGATCTCTCCCGGCGTGAAGTATGCGCTGAATAACTCACAGTTATAGAGGCAGTTGTTGCAGACACACCCATAACAGCTCATTTCACATCTCCATCAGCCGGAACGTTCTTATCCGCAAAGTAAAGATGTCCTCCGCCGATTTCCCTAATAAGCGTATTAAGCTGCCAGTGCATAAGGACTTGCTTATGAACCGTTTTTCCGTGCCAGAAAAAATACTGCGTCTCCGGGGAATGCAGAAAGTCCTCAATGCTCTTGACCCGCGCCCCCTGCCTGTATTTCCGCTTATATGCCATACATACACCCCCTGTTTTTGGCACAATATCTCTCGTCTCAGTCTAAGACCCTTTCTCCCGCTGCTTGCGACCCTTCTTTAGAGATGCTGCCGTGCGGCTTTTCGGAAAGGTCAGGTATCGGGGGTTTGCGTAGCGGAGGACATGGTACAGTCTATCCAGCCCACAATTGATCGTCCTGCTGACTGTTGCCTTGGCTACCCCCAACTCTTGACCGATATTCTTCATGCTCATGCCATAGACGAAAAACATCTCCATATACTTCCTCTGTGTATCCGTCAGTTCTTCGTCCATCGCCACCCGCAAGGCGTTTAGCGTATGGGCATGGAAATCCGCTTCTTCAGCAAACTCCCCTTGCAGCCACGCCGCATACTGGCTCTTGTCTCCCCAAAACTCAAACAATGACACACAGCGCTCAGAACTCCCGCTTGGCATTCACGCTCACCTCCATTGCCATGGCTTCACCAAAGTTCTCCTATCTTTAGCATAGCAACCCCCTCCAATAGGGTTTTTGCACGCCTGCTTCACCTACCGCTCACCAGCACGTCACCTACCGACCGCCTGCGCCCCGCCCGCGCCGCGCAACCTAAGTACGTATTCCCCACATAAGCGAAGCGTTTTTATAAAAATTTTTTTGGACCCCTTTTTGACTTTTCCGTTTTTTGCCCCCGGTTTTCTAAACTACCCCCCCCTTAAAGGGGGAAGAAAAGGACACGGGTGAAGAGAACGTGGGGGAAAAAGAACGTGAGTGGAGGGGGAAGAGTTGTGGGGAGATTCTGCGCCGATCTGGTGGCCAGGTCTGTAAACCACCCCCCACCCAGCCGGGGCCGTGGTCAGCTGGTCAGCCGGTGCCATTGGAGCGGAGCCGGGGCCGCTGGGCGGGTCTCGGAGAGGGTAAAAACCTGTTGCAAATGCCTAAACTGTTGCCATAATAAGCAATTAGGGCAACAGTTACCGCCTTTTTTGGTGGTAAATGCAACAACAGCCCATGCCGCACTTGTGCAACCTGACGAAAGACGGCGGGAACGGGTGCCGCTGCCGGTTCTCTGCCCGTCGGTGCCGGTGGTGGTGGCCGTCCTCCAATGGTCGGCGGCTGGTCCGCTGACGGTTCCTGGTCTGGCATGGTCAGCGGTGGCCGTGGTGGCCGATCTGATGCAATCAGCCGGAACAGACCCCCGGCGGTGACTCCTCCACCCCTTCCCCTTTTTCCCTTTTCCGATGCTTCGACGGCTGCGGGAGTGCTCCGCGCTTTTCTTCATCCGGGTAAAGCGTCCGGGGGTTTCCGGGGGTACGTTTTAGGGTACTATAATAGACCGCGCCCGCAATAAACGCGCCCGCGCGCATAGGGGTTAAAAATAGCCCTCTGGCATGGCCCAGGATGCAAGCGGCTGCGCGGCGTGGGTCTGCGGTGCGGTGCTGGGCGGTATTGCTCAGAGGGCACGAGAAAAGCCCGCGGGGGCATTCCCTGCGGGCTGGTGGTGGCGGGTGGTATCAGGTCAGAAACAGTTCGCCGTTGATCTCAAGGCTGACAGATTCTTGCCCCATCTCGCATTTGATCTTCTGGCAGATGGCGACGATCTCGGCGCCGTGGCGCTCGATGTCCTCCGCTGCCGCGTTGCTGTAAACGATGGTGACGGCCTCGCCCACGAGTCCGGCGGACTGGCTCACCCAGTAGCCGCGGGCCTCGGTGGCGGTGGCCCCGCCAAACATGGCGGATAGCTTCGCGGCGACTTCCTCCACCTGGCGCCGGTTGTCGGTTGGGTGGTCGGTGTCGGTGGTGCTGGGCACATAGATAGCAACGCGGGAGTCCAGGCGGACGACGCCGGGGATCGTTTCAAAAAAGCTCTTTTTCATGGTGTAAACCTCCTAAAATATGTTCGTGGTGGTTGGTGATCGGCGGGGCCGGTGTCCCGGCCCCGTGGCGGTTACTCTGCTACGATATAATCATTTCTCATGCAGCCGATCAAAGCACGGGCACTGCTGGCGACCCGCTCCGCTTCTTCGCGGCGGTGGGTGTCGCTCCGCTTTGTGCTGCCGTGCGCCTCGGCGACGGTTTCGAGGGTCCAGAGCTGCTCGTTAGAGGTGTAGTTAATTTCAATCTTCTTCATTTTGTAATCCTTTCCGGGGCGGTGCCCCTCTGGCCTGTCGGCCTCCGTGGTGTTGTCCTGTTCTTTATGATCTTATTATATATGGGTAAACCCCATATTTCAATAGTCAATTCTTACAAAAGTAAACCCCATATTTTGTATAATATTTATGGGGTAAACCCCTTGCTTTTCTGCGCCCGCCTCGCCTATAATATTAGATGTCAAGAGGATAGCACCAAACCACCGGACCGGCGGCCGCTCCGCCGGGGAAAGGATGTAAAAATGTCTGATTTATTTGAAAGGTACGAGGCTCAATATGGCCCCGTTGCAAGTGGCTACTTGTCCACGCTGGGCGGTGATCCTGCCGCCATCGTGGCGGAGATGGAGCGCAACCAGGCAGCGCCGGAGGAGGACCCGCTCGCGTTTCTGGCTCCGCTGATGCCCACCACCCCGGAACAGGACGCACACAACGCCATCATGAAAGAGATCCAGCGGCTCTATTTTCTGCCGATCTCCCGCGCCTCCGCTCTGGCCGTGTGTAACGTGCTGGGCGAGGCAGGCGAGCTGATCCCCTTTCCCGGCCTGCCGGATTTCCGCTTTAATGCCTGGACTTTTAAAAACGCCTGGAACGATGCCCACCCGGACGAGGCACGGATTACCGTTAACGGTGCCGCCCTGCTGAGCATCTGACCGCCCAGAACAGCGACCCGGCTACACCGGGAGAAAGGACGAAAAAATGACTAATCTTGAAATTTACGATGCCGCCCACGGGATCACCCGCGACGCTTCCGGCGTGGCTTCCCCTGTTTCCCCTGTCGGGGACTGGTGGAACGCCGGACTTGAGCCGATGCCAATTTACAGCATCGGCGGTGCGCTCTACTGCTGCGAGGGCTGGAACGGTGAAACCTTCAAGGCTTTTCGCGTGCTGGATCGGTACACCATCGACGAGGCGCACCCGGCCCCGGTGACGCTCCGCCCTATTTACCGGTACGAGGACGAAAACCGCGAATTTGACGAGGACGACGACACCGCCGGCGAGATTGTCGGCTTTGACGTTGGCAGCTATTGACGCAGAACAGCGGCTCAGGATCACCCCGGGCCGCTGAACAAAAAACGGAGGTTTGTGAAATGGCAAGAGTCAAAATCACTTTAAAATGCGAGCACTGCGGGAAAGAGTTTGAACACATCCACATGTGCCGCAATTCCACCGAGGCGGGATCTTATGAAGTCTGGGCGCGGGAAAACCTCGCCACCTGCCCCGCCTGCTACGCAGAACAGAAGAACGCGAAACGAGGCGCGGAGCTTTCCGGCTACATTTCCAGTTTTAGCGACCGGCACCCGCTGCCGGAAATAACCGGCATTTCAGAAAAGCAAATTGCTTATGCTTCAAGCCTGCGGGAAAAATTCATCCGTGAAAATTTAATGCCGGTTCAGCTTGATGTGAACTGTTTTTTTGAAATCGCGGACAAGATCAAGCCGGAAAACTGCGACGAGGCCGCGCGGGATCTCATGTACAAGGCCGCAGCCGATGCCGGGAAGCCCTTTGAAATCTGGTTTACAGCTTACCGGGCGGAACGTCTCCGGCGCTATTTCGGCCTGATTTATGCCGCCGACGCTGCCAAAATCGAAACCGTTTTCACAGAGAACAGCGCATCTAAAATTATTGACGCACTGAGATAGAACAGGAGGAAAAACACATGATCGCCCATCTTTACAAGATCCCTTCAACCTTTCGGAACGTTCCCGACGCGGTGAAGGTCCGCGCAGTTCCCTTTGAAAATTTCCCCGGCACCTGGCTACATGCAACGCTAAATTTGCCCGAAGGTCTCCGCGTGGCCGACTCAAAATACGGAGAAGGGGCATTTATCACGGAGTCCGGCGAGGTTATCGGCGAGGCATACGCCGACCCCGAACAGATCACCGGAAACGACCTGCAGGGCCGCGTTACCGTGCGGGACTCCACCGGAAATTTCCTTGTTGATACCGTTGTCACCTGGCAATGATCCATGAAAGCGAGGTAAAACCATGCCCAGACCCAGAACCAGCACCACCAGAACAGACGCCCAAAGACGGGCGGAAAACAAGTATAAAAACAAGGCGCAAATTGTGCTTGCCTGCCGGATGGACCGCCAGACGGGAGAACGTTATAAGGCCCTTTGCACCGAACGCGGCACCACGCCCAACGCCGAAATCAAAGCCTTTATTTTGTCCCAGCTTGGCGAACAGCCCGCCGACTAACCCCAAAACGCAGAACAGCGACCCGGAAAAACTCCGGGCCGCTGCTTTTTTCGTCTGGTGGCCTTCTTTCGTTCGTCCTTCACATATCTTCAGCATGGTCTGAAGGAACGCATCAAAAAAGAAGAGGCGGTCAGGCCCTAAAGCTTGACCGCCGACCGACACAAAAATTTCATCCTCTGCCGGGGATGAGTTAAGAATGTCTGGCCTACTTATGATACTGTAGCGAGTTCATAATAGCACAATTCTCTCGCCCTTGCAAGATGTTTTTATACAACACCTTTCAATCCGTCACGCGTTCGCCGCTGGGTAAAATAAACGCACTTTCAAACCCACAGCCAACGGCCCCGGCAACGTCCTTCAGATCCGCAGGAGTAAACCCCTCCCGCTTCATTTTCTGTGAAAACGCCTGCGGGCTGCTTCCGCAGCGCCTCGCCAGCTCCGAAACACTGATCCCCAGCTTTACGCATAAAATTTTGATCTGCTCCGATGTCGGCACAATATCACCTCATTTCACTTTTAATATAAACGTTCCCGTTTGCATTGTCAACCATGATTTTTCAAAATAAACGGTAAAGTTTAAATTTACCTATTGACATTATAAACATTATCGTTTATACTATAAACATCAAGAGAACCAAACGAAACCGACAGGAGGCCGCAATCATGAGTTTTCACCTTTTTATCCTCGTTCTGGGCGCTGGCACCTTTGCCCGCCTGATGTTCCGCGTGGTGGACCGGATCGAGGCCCGCCGCTAAATCAAAATCAAGGAGGATCACAAAATGACCACTTATAAAACCCGCAAAGCCTCCGCCCGTGATGCGGCGATCATGGCCCAGCAGGAAGCCGCCGAACAGGTGCAAAGCTGGGAAGAAGTCGCAGAGACCGCCGACCGTCTGGAACGGCTGGCCCGCCGTTTCGGTCTCCTGCGGGAGTTCCGGGAAAACGGCCTTATTTGAACAAAGAAGGAGGACCCCACCATGAAAATTGAAATCCGTTCCCTTTTTTCCGGCTGGCAGACCGTAGACCGGGAAACCGCCGCGCGTTTTGTTTCTCACCTGCTCCGCAATATGTCCGCGATCCCTGCCGCCCAGCGTCCCGCCTATATCGAGGCGCACCGGCTCCGGGGCTGCACTGTCTCCGACCTGCTCCACCAGAACAGCGCCACCAACTGAAAGGAGGCCCACAAAATGTCATGGCTCTACATCCCCGCCGAGACCGGCGAACGCCTCGAAACCATTTGCAATCAGCACTACAACCCCGGCCGCGGTGCGTGTGCTTGCCCGCTCTGGGCCGCCTGCAACTACTCCAACGATCTTTCAAAGTCCAGCGCAGAGAACACCCGCATTTTTGAGCAGGGCATGGCCGCCGCGCTGGCCGCCCTCGATAACGAAACCAGGAGGTAACACCCATGTTTAACAGTCTTTATCACGCCGAGATCGGCGGCGGCTACACCCTCCGCCGGAAAGTCATCATCAACGCCGCTGACCTGCGGCCCCTGGGCGGGCAAATCGATGTGGCCGCCCTGATTGAAAACGGCGACGAGCTGAACAGCACCACAGTTACAACGGAGGCCGCCGCGCTGGCCGCGTTTCATTCCATGGTCCAGCAGTACGCCGAACCCCTGCAAAAAGCTGTGGACGCTGCCGGACTGGTTCCGGGCCGGAAATATACCCTTGTATATCTCTCTGAGTTCGGTTTCCCCATCGCGGAGAAAATCACCTTTCACGGCTACACCCTCACCACCTACGCCCAACACGCCGACGTTGTGCGCCTGACCTACACCCCATACCGCAAGCGCTCCTCCCGCGGCCGGCTGTTTTGCGGTTCGTCCTCCCTGCTGATCTTCAACGGCTGGCAGGTTCTCCCAGAACAGGCCACCCACGAAACCCTGAAGGAGGACGAGAAAGTCAAGATCACCCGCAGTAAATACGAAAGCTTTTCCGCTTCCTATATCGAGGATGCCTCCGCCCTGCTGAAGGACCCGGTTCTGATCTTCAAAAGCTACCAGACCGGCGCAAACGGCAAAGTTTACGCCTGAACAGCCACCCGGACACCTTGGAGCCGCCGCACCGATAAAAGCGACGGCACCCCAGAAAGCCAAAATCTACACATTCAAAACACATTTCAGGAGGATTTACTATGAACGACAAGAACAACCGCCCCATGAAAACCGGCGACGTGGTGGAGATCACCGGCGCATACTTCAAGAATGACAACGGCCTTTACTTCGTCGAGCACACCCCCGGCGATCCGAATTGGAGCGGCCGGGATCACTGCCTCCGGCGCATCAAGCGCAACGGCGAGTTGAGCACCGCAAAAGATAATATTTGCTTCTGGCCTATCTCCGCTTTTGTCAACAGCCGGGACAAACAGGCCGCCGCGAACCAGTGGAACCGGGAGCACGCGGAAATCGAAATCAAGACCTTCCCCAACACCGCCCCCATTGCCGCCTATTTTGCAGACGAGGCGGACAGCCTGGACGCAACGATCAAGCGCTATACATGGGACTTTGGCGAGGACTGCCAGACCGTCAAGGACACGAAAGAAACGCAAGCCTTTTACCGCTCCGTTGCTGACGGTCTCCGGGCTGAACAGACCGCCGCCGATCTGGAAGCGGAGAACGCCCGCCGCCGCGCTGAACAGGAAGCAGAACAGGTCGAGCGGGAAACGGTTTTACGCCGCCGCGTTGCTGGCCGCTGCTTCATTGCCGAGACAGAACAGGCCCACCCCATCACCCCCGGCGCTCCCTTCGTTGAAATCCAATTTTCTGAAAATCCCGCGTTTTACGCCTGCACGGATCAGGCAGGCAAAACCGGCGAACCGCTCCGGCTGAGCGTTGCCGCCGCTGAAATCATCATCCGGCATTATGACGCCGAGGTGTACGCCGATCCGGACTCCGCCTATGATAAAACGGATTTCGTGATCCACTACACCGACGAACACGGCCAGCCCTCCACCTACTCTGGGCGCTATGATTTGGGATGCGACGCCGGCGGCCTGGTCTCCCATATCCGCAACTTTGGCGAAAACCTCCGCAGCATGGGCCATCTCTGGAACAGCCAGCTCACCGAACAGGACGAAGCCGACGCCGCCGCGATTCTTGCCCTTGCCGACCTGCTGACCGCCGAGATCAACCCCACCACCCCCACCCCGCCCACGGGCGGGAAGGTGGTAACGGTGGATTTCACCCAGAACAGCGCCGCCGCCGAGCAGGCCAGCACCGCCACCGAACAGCCCGAACAGCAGCCCCCCGCCACCGGCACAGGCGCAGAAGCGCCCGCAGAACAGCCGGAGACCACCACCGCAGAACAGGCAGAACACCCCACCCCGGAAAATCGGCCTGAAACGGTCCCGCCTTATGGTTCCATCGACGAGGAAACCGCCCGGAACGCCCACTATTGCATCCACATGAGCGACTACAAACCCGGCAGCGCCACGGCCAGTTATCGAAATGCCGTGAACAAGGCCGCCCAGATGGTAGAACAGCAGAAGGCCCGCGTCAGCGCCTTTTATCATGACAAGCTGGACACCCTGCTGAACAGCTACGCCCGCCGCCTTGCCCAGTGGACGAACGATTACAACCGCAACCAGGCCAGCTATCCCAGCCAGTTTATCGCCGGGGCGGGCAACTTCAATATGCGCAAGCACAACCGCCAAATGTCCCGCGAGGACTCGCTGTGGGAGGAATACCGGCAGATTGAGGCGATTCTGGACAAGATCCGCAGCGTCGGCACCGGCCCGGTGGATCTGGCAGACCCCCACGCCCGCGAAATGCTCACCGAGCGCCTGAACAGCCAACGCCAGATGTTGGAGGACGCCAAAACCGCCAACGCCTATTACCGCAAGCACAAAACGCTGGAAGGATGCCCCGGTCTCAGCGAGAAAAACCGCGCATGGCTGACCCGCCCCGGCGTGTTCGCCTCCGGTGACGGCTCCCCCATTTCCCAGTACGGATCCCCCTTCCCCGCTTACGAGCTGGCCAGCATCCGGGGCAAGATCGAGAGGACAGAACAGCGCCTTGCGGAACTTGACCGCAGAGAACAGCAGGCCGCCGAACCTCAGACCGGCACCGCCTTTGACGGCGGTCAGATCGTCCGCAATATCGACCTGAACAGACTCCAAATTCTCTTTGATGCCATCCCCGACGCCGACACCCGCGCCGCCCTGAAGCAAAACGGCTTCCGCTGGTCTCCGAAAAATCAGGCATGGCAGCGCCAGCTCACCGACAACGCCGAACGCGCCGCCCGTCAGGTCCTCCGCCTTGCCTGAACAGCGGCAAAAACCCCCTTGGCCCACCCTGCTACAATGAAATTAAGAACTGAACAGCCCAGCCCCGGAGGTCACGAGGGCATGAAAGGACAACCCCATGTTTATGGTTTACTTCAAAGGCCCCAGAGACAAACAGCATAAGCCCATGAGCCTGAACACCGGCGAGCTGTTTAATCGTCTCGTTTATGCGCCCGTCTACAATGACGATCTTCTCCCCACCGTGAAGTCATGGATCGACCTGAACAAGAAGAACGCCCCGGATTGTTCGATCCAGTGCCGCGTCCCCGGCACTTCGAAGATCCTATACGCCTGAACAGCCGCACAGAAAGGAGCGCAACCATGAAAACCGCCGGATATTGGGAGTGCAGAAACGAGATCATCGCCGCGCGCCTCCCAACCCCGCACAAGTACGAACCGTTTACCGAGCTTTTCGACGTGGACAAGCTCGACGCCATCCGCGACAAATACGGCGTTGACCTTTACCGCGAGTGCTACGCAGACGTAGCCCGCGAGGTCATGGCCGCCGCGAGAAATGAACAGAAAGGAGCACATACCCATGATGAACACTGAACAGTCCCTCACCTGCGTTTTGCAGCTCGTCCACGGACTGGACGAGGACGGAGCCGCCATTTATACCGCCGTTAGCAAAAACCCCTATGAATGGAAAAGCGCCGACGGCCCCATCCCCCGACTGTATTTCTTAGAACAGGATCTCCGCCGCACGTTGGTGGAGGAAGCTGCCAGCCGCATCTGCGACGCAGCCGTGCGCATGAACAGCCAACGCCCCAATGAACAGGGCTTCTGGATCGACGAGGAAGGCAAGCAGTGCGTCTGCGACGGGCACCGCGGCTTCCGCCTGAACAGCCCCATAGAGCTGACCGCCGCGCCGGAACTAAGCGCAGACGGTTCCCGGTTTAACCTGGCGCAGATCATCGCCCCCATCCGCAAGAACACCCTGCGTCTCACCCTTCCCACTGTGGCGGAGGTCCGGGCGCAAATCAAGACGGACCGTGCGGAATGGGCCGCTAAGCGCCACCGCAAGGGTGAGCCATTCAAAGCCAAGTATGATTTCGGCCCCGGCCTCCCCAGCGTCGATGCCAACTATCTGATCGACTTCCTTCAGCTGTTCCCGGACGGTGAAGCGTTCGCCTCTGAACAGAAGCCCTATATCACCCCCATCTATTTCCGGTCCGCCGGCGGTGAAGGCATTCTCTGCCCCATCCGCAAGCCCGCCGAAGCCGCCGCCTGAACAACGGCGCAGAAAGGAACCGCCCCATGAATTATAAAGCCATGAAGTACAACGCATTGATTGACGATCTTGTTTCGCTTGCCAAAGAGTCGCATGATTTCCGAGAGTCTATCGTCTGCACGGAGGCGTCAACAACCATCAGGCATCTTTTCAACGAAAATGAACGGCTTACGATGGAGCTGAAACACGCGAAAGAAGCCGCCGCAAACAACAAACCTGCAACTTTCAGTCTGCAAGATTTCATTCGTGCGAACCTCGTTCAACCGGAGCAGCAGGTGAACCTGTATGAATATACAGATAACCAGTCTATGCGCCAATCTTGGCTCGGCCAGTTTTGTGGAATCCCAGATTCTTATGTTCACCGCACTGTGGATAAAGTTTTTGTCCCGGCCTACCCGGCGATGATGCCTTTCAACTCCACCCTTTACATTCTTTTAGCCCCAGAAACCTAAAGTCCCTATCCCCAACAACATTTGATTTTTACAGGAGGATGAATCCCAGTGAAGTATAAATACTTGATTGAAACCAATTCCGAATTTGACAACCGGGCGGTACATTCCGACATCTCGAACATGAACGCCATTTTTGACAAGCTGCTACGGATTACCACAAAACTTACGGAGAGCTGCGCAGGTGACATTCTCAGCTTGTTTCCGGCTGTTCAAAAAGCACTGGATAACGGCGTTCCGTTCGATGCGGCGATCATGTTTTGGGAGGGCGGTGTTCAGTGGAAAGAAATCGACGCGGACGATACGATCACAATGGATTTCCACACCCGCTATTTGCAGGTCTGGAACCTGCGTATTCCAGGTGGATTTGATTCCGGGGCCGAAGCCAGTCTGGAACGTATTTTACTCGTCTATCGAGGAACATCCCGCACAGAAGTGATCGGAGAATAATTTTATCCGTTTGCGCCCGGAATCCTAAATGTCAAAAACCCTCTTGCGCGGGTATCGTATAATAAAATCAAGGGCGAGATAGACGCCGCCCTTGCTTTCCATCTTTCTATCTTCCCTCACGCACGGCGGCTGCCGGCCTACTTAACGGCAGCCGCCAAACTTCAAAACAGTATGGGCGAAAATTGCGCGAACAGGGTTTTTGGCTTGTCCTCTGTTCCTCCGGTTCAACTCCGGTTTCGCTCACCAGCGGTGCGAATGCCGCACGTAGTATTCTCCTACCTTCCAAGCGTGGCCCGTAAGTACACGCTCGCCGTTCTCGGAGCGGTGCCCCGGTGTGATTCCGGCAGGGCAGCAACGCGGATATAGTTCATCGGCAGAACGGCGGCTTCCCAAGCCGCGAAGGTGGGTTCGATTCCCATTATCCGCTCCAAGGGCGCACGAGCGCCCTACATGGATCGCAAAGCCTCCTGAATGTGTATGACAGCCCGGAAAGACGGGCCGCCACATCACCCGCCATGGCGCAAACAAGGCGGGATCACGCAGACGTCCAACCGGTACTTCTGTCCTTTCCACCGGGAGCCGGGGACCTCTCCGGCCGTCTGCACCATGCCCGCCCACATAAGAGGTGGTTACTCTATAAACCGTAGTGGGAATGAAACCTCCATATCTGGCAGTGGAGTCGGCGGGTTGATACAGCCGCTATCGGGACGGTATTCTCGGAGAATCTGAGCGACATGACCGCCGGGAAAGTCCGGCACCTATATGCAGACGTAGCTCAGTTGGGAGAGCACCGCGCCAGGAGGTATGCGCTGGTTCAAGTCCAGCCGTCTGCACCACATCCAGCGCCGTGAGAAGTACAATCACAAACGGGTTGCCCGGAGATGGGCGCGGCAGGGCAACAGAAACGTGTACCTATGGGGGCCAACCGCAGGCAGCCGACACGCAGCGGTGACAGTCTGGAAAGACAGGCAAACATAGGGGTGTAGCCAAGCGGTAAGGCAAGGGACTTTGACTCCCTCACGCGCTGGTCCGAATCCAGCCATCCCTGCCATTGAAATTTTAGGAAAGGAGGATGTCCCATGAACAAGACTGAACTGATTGCCGCCGTGGCGGAGCGTTCCGGCCACACCAAGCACGATACCTCCATCATGATGGATACCGTGTTCACCGTCATTGAGGAATCCCTGCTCAACGGCAGCGAGGTCAAAGTTCCCGGCTTCGGCAAGTTCGCCGTGAAGCACCGGGAAGCACGGGTGGGGAAAGATCCCCGCACCGGCGAGGAAAAGGAGTTCCCCGCCAAGACGGTTGCGGTGTTCCGCCCCGCAAAGCCCCTGAAGGACGCCCTGAACGGCTGATACCCCCATTTCGTAAATCGCCCACAGAAGCCCCGTAAGCGCCCCTTGAGTTTCGTGGGGTTAGTTTAGCCCCTCGCCTCTCTCTTATCTCTCAGGCCGCTTGTGGGGCCGTCAGCGCAAGAATTTTAATCAAGACCATACTCATACCGAAAAAGGGGGAACGGTTTCCGTTTTGGAAAAGGTTCCTCCCTTTTTTATCTCGACATTCTTTTGCAAATCGCCTATAATTTTTTTATAAAGGAATTACACGCCTAAAGGTAAAGGAGAATTTTACAATGAAGATCATGAACCCCACCGCCATGAACCGATATAATGCCCTGCGGGAGGCCGCCGGGAAGATTGACCGTCTGGTCCCCCAGGTCCGCTTGCTGGACCAGCCGCCTCACGAGAACCGGGAGAACGCCTCCGTTGCGCTGGAATTTCCCACTCCCCTTGTGGTCCTTAATTCCACCATCCGGCAGGCCCTTTCCTTCCTGTTCTGCCAGTGCGACACCGTGCAGACGGACAAGACGGACCGGGGCATCTGCTTCACCTTTACCGTCTCTGAAATCTGGATCACGGAGGAAACCACATGAACTTGAAAACCAATGTCACCCGCCGGGACTTTTCCTTCAGCGTCACCGCCGAGACCAAGGCGGGAGATCTGCGGATGTTCGATCATACCGTGGACGCCGAAAGCGAGGAAGCCGCCCGCCTGCTCCTGATCTCCTATCTGGAAAGCCGGGGAATGGAGCTGGTGGAGGCCCGACTCACCGGCGCGGAATAACGAGGTGCACTGCATGAGTAATCAAAACGCAGAAATGAAAGCGCTGGCTGATAGCCTCTGGAACAACTACTTCCAGCCCAAAGTGGCGGACGCTACCCGCTCCTGTCTCCGTCTGGAAAAAGCCACCGTAAAAGCGGCCCCCAGCGGCGGCACCGTGGCCGTCCAGCTTCCCTTTGACGATACCGTGCTAAACCTGCCCTACGCTTCGTCCCTCTCCGGTCTCACCGTCGGACAGGCCGTCTGGGTGGGCATTCCCTACTCCGACCTCTCCAACGGCGTTGTGATGTTCGACGCCACATTCCAGAACCTTTAAACGGAGGAACCGATGAAAAACAGATTAACGGTCAGACATGGGATGCTGTCCGACCTGAAAACGTATCTGACCCAAAGCGGCTGGAACCTTGAAGATCCCGTTGGAAAATACGAGGTTTTGCGGGCGCGGAATCGGATACAGCATCGACGAGCGCGATATGAAGATTTACAGCGGATGGAGGCGAAACCGCCGCAAGCGAGGACTCTCTCCTGACTTTCCGACAGAGGAAGAAAACGCGGCATACTGGCGCGGAGAAATCCAATAAGCAAACAAATCAGCAAACAATTTGCAAACTCTAAGCAAGTTGTAAGCAAGTTAAAAAGCAAAGCCGCCCACCACGGGCGGCTTTTTCGCGGGTGCTTGACTTCTCCCGCAAAATGCGATATGGTCAAACTATCAGGAATTTTGGAGGTTTTTGATATGGCACTGATAAAATGCACCGAATGTGGCAACATGGTCAGCGACAAGGCGGACCGCTGCCCTCATTGCGGCTGCCCTGTCTCTATCATCCTTGGCGAATCTGAAAAAGCACTGGAAAAACCGCTTGCGGAGGAACCGGCGCAGCGTCCGGCCCCCGCCCCGGAAGCATCGGCCCCCGCAGTGGATCCGGAGCCGCAAGCAGCGCATGATAAAAAGGTTCAGCAAGGGTTTATTTTTGCAATGTGCCTGGTTGTTCTCTGCATCATTGGCGTAGTGGCGACTTCCGCAAACCAGCCGGTCCCCGCAAAAAGCCCCACCACCCCAACCACGCAGACCAGCGGACATTCCTCAAAACACACCCCGTCCTCGTCCTCATCTTCGTCCTCCGGCAGCTCCTCTACAATCAATACCGCCCGTCATTCCGATGATGACGCTTTTTACTGTGCACAGTTGATTGTAGAGGACTATCTGAAAGCTCCGTCCACAGCAAAATTCTGCAAGCTATCGGACGCCACCGTGACCCATTTGGGAAACGGCGAGTATATGGTCACAGGCTGGGTGGATGCGGAAAACTCCTATGGAGCCATGATCCGCAGTGATTTTATTGTCACCTATACCGCCACCGAAAAAGGCTTTAAAAACGGGAACGCCATAATCGGATAACGATTGAAATAGACCGCCCTTCCGGGCGGCCTTTTCTTTGCCTCTGCTCTTGACTTTTGCCCGACAAAATGCTATGATACTTCTGCCAGACAAAATAGGAGGTGATTATCCCCATGTCTGCCGCAAAGCTGGGCCGTCCCACAGACAACCCCCGCCCTCACAAAATCAGCATCCGCATCAATGACCGCAGCCAGCAGATTTTAGAAGCCTACTGCCGGGAGCAGAATGTCACGAAAACGGAAGCCATTGAGCGCGGGATCACCCTGCTGGCGACCGCCAAACCGATATAAAAATTCCCCATGCTGCTCTATCTTGCCGGACGGACAGCATGAGGAAAACGGCAAATATCCGCAGGGACTCGCCAAATTCATTATGGCGCGGGCCTTGTGAAAAGTCAAGTATTCTGTCAAAAAGCCCCTTGTCAGCGGCTGGTACAATAAAGATAGAATACAAGAAAGATCAAGGAGGAATCCCCAATGCTCAACACCTACTATTTTGACGCGGCGGCCCACGAACCGCCTTCCCCCGCCGCAGTCAAGGCGTTCACCCGCGCCCTGCCCCTCGGCAACCCCAGCGCCCTTCACGCCTGCGGCGTTGCCGCAAAGATCGCCTTGGAGGAAGCCCGCGCCTCCATCGCCCAGGACCTGAACTGTCTCCCGGAGGAAGTCTACTTCACCAGCGGAGCAACGGAAGCCTGCAACTGGATGATGAAAAGTCTGAGCGCCTACACCGGCAAACTGACCTTTCCCCGCCATTACGAGCACCACGCCGTTCTGGAATATCCCCCCGTGGATCACCCCCACCGCACGGACCGCACCGGCTTCACCCACATGATGGCCAACAATGAGACCGGCGAGATTTACGACATCCTCTCCATGCGGCGCAACGCCCCCAACGCTTTGTTTGCCTGTGACGCGACGGCGGCGGTCGGCCAGATTCCCGTGGACTTTAAGGCCCTTGGCGTGGACTATCTGGCTTTCGGCGCTCACAAGTTCGGCGGCATCTCCGGCATCGGCTGTCTGATTGTTAAGAAGGGCACGCTCCTGCTCTCCATGATCCGCGGCGGAGATCAGGAGTGGGGGATGCGCGCCGGTACTGAAAGCGTTCCCCTCGCCTGCGCTATGGCAGCGGCCCTCCATGAGCGCATGGGCAATATGATCTCCGACATGAAGCGGATCGTCCGTTGCCGGGATCTGCTCATTACCAATCTGGTGAGATTTGTTCCGGATACCTATGTCAACGGCCCCTATACCCCCGGTGACGTGGCTCTCCGACTCCCCGGCAACGCCAACCTCTCTTTCCTTGGCGTGGAATCTCAGGCCCTTGTCATGGCCCTGTCCGCGGAGGGCGTGTACGCTTCCTCCGGCTCTGCTTGTACCAGCGGAGAGGCTGACGGCAGCTATGTCCTCCGGGCCATGGGCTACCCCGCCAACCGCGCCCGCTCCGCCGTCCGTTTCACTCTCCCCTATACCGTCACCGAGGATGATATTCTGGGCGCCGTCCCTCTGATCGTCAGCGCCGTGGAAAATCTCCGCCGCCTGACCCCTACCCCCTGATACCCGCCTGTTTAACTGGAAAGGACTGATTTTATGGGAAGAACCTCTGCGCAGGAGCGCCGGGTCATGTCGGCCTTAGATAGCTGGCTCCGCAACGTGCAGGCCAGCGGCGCGGCGGAGCGCACCGTCACCGCCTACGCCGCCGTCACAAACAGCTTCTATTCCTTCCTCGTGGAAAGCGGTCTTTCCACCGAGGAACCCACCTTCACCACCATGCAAGCCTACCGGGACCACCTCTTTGACCGGGGTCTCTCCCCTGTCTCCGTCCGGTATCATCTGGTGGTCCTCCGCTCCTTCTTTACCTACGCCAGTTCCCCCGAACTGGGCGAGGATCGCTTTTATGAGCAAAACCCCGTTTCCCTCTACCTGATGCCCTCCCTCCGCAAATTGGGAAAGCGCCCCTATGACGTGCTGCTCACCGATGAGCAGGTCTGCAAGCTCTGGCGGGATTCCCCCGTCCGCACAACCCACCCGGAGAACTGGCCCCGGAATTACGCCATCGTGATCCTGCTGCTGACCACCGAACTGCGCAACGCCGAACTGCGGGCCTTGACCCCGGCGGACATCGACTTGGAGGACGCCGCCCTCCGCGTGGAACACGGCAAGGGCAATAAATTCCGGGTGGTGGACCTGCCCGACATCGCCGTGGTGGCCCTCCGTCATTACCTTGCCAGCGGCATCCGCCCGGACGATCTCCCGGATACCGCTCCCCTGTTCGGCACCCTCCGTTCCGGCGAATGGAAGGCCGGCACAAAACAGTGGCTTTCGGAGCTGGTGGAGCGCCATGTCCGCTCCGTCACCGGCGTTCCTGACATCCGCAGCCACGATCTCCGCCACGTCGGCTCCCGATTGGACCTCAATTCTGGTATGCCCGAAAATGAACTGCAAGCCAAATTGGGCCATGCCAGTCCCATCACCACCCAGCGTTATTCCGGGCGGCTCATGGACCGTTCCGGTCGGAAAAGCGCCAAGAAGGTCTTTGCCGAACGGGACCTGCAAGCCAAGCGCAGCGCCGACAAGCTCACCGCCTTTTACGCCTGATCCCTCAACATTCAACCTGAAACCAAAACACACGTCCGTGCGTTCCGATCGCATGGGCGTGTGTTTTTTCATCCCCCCCTGTTGCGGGCTAACCCCCTCTATTTTGCCCGGAAACGCCCTCAGACGCTCTCTGCCATTGTATATACCACATGACCCGTCCTCACGCTCCTGCGCCCCTCCCTGCTACCTCCGTTGCCGTTTATCGGCTATTGGGGCGCAACGCAAAAAAGGAACGCACGGTCAATCCGTGCGCTCCATGTACAGTTCTTCCGCCCTGCGCTGTGCGGACATCAGGTCTGCTTTCAGCCGTTCCAGTTCTTCAATGGTCTCCGTAATGGCGTGAAACAGGCAGAGGTATTCTGGGTTCAGATGCTCCATATCGTCCCCTCCTTTCTGCGGTCAGTGTACCACAGCCGCCATGTCGAAAAAGCGTGAAATCCGGTGGCAGGCAGAAAACTTTTTCCATCAACTGTTGCGTCCTATGGGCCGATAGTTTGTCTTGGAAAGAGCGTGGCTGATTAAATGAATCTTTGCGTCGGCTGTGGAGCCATTATTCCAGAGGACTTACAAGTCTGCCCTATCTGTGAAAGGAAATGGCCTGCGTTTTGAAAGAAAGGCCGGAGGAAAAATCCTCCGGCCTTTTAAAATTCCGGCCAGCTGCGCTCACAAATGGGGCACACTTGACGGCCTTCGGGGATGATCGCCCCACAGCAAATACAGTATTCCATAAACTCATCTAACAAACGCATTTCCTTGGATAATTGCGCCACCAGTATTCCGGGTGTTATAGGAGCCTCCTATTTTCAGAGGCATATCATCCGAAAGCATTACCCAACCGCCCCAATAGGTATACACGCCGATATTGTTGCCGCTATAATCTGTTTCTTTTCCACCCGCAATACTAATAAACCCACCATGGAAGGTATTGAGAACAATTTCCAAATTGTGAAATGCACAGTTCAATAGCATAACAGATCCCTGCTCAAGAGTGGTAACGCCTCTACCAATTTTCTCTCCGCTTGATGAAACGTAACCGGTCACAGAACATTCTTGAGCCTTGACCGTACTCCCGGAACAAATAATACAAGCGTTGGTGCTTGGCGATTCTGCGTTAAGTTCCCATTTCAGCTTTTCCATATTTACAGGAACATGGCAATTAGTAATTTCTATGTTTTTTGTGAAAATACAATCGCCCAAATTGGCTGCACGGAGAATGATGCTTCCGCAACCGTAGAAGTCTTTCATATAAACGATCTGTGAATGCGTTCCGTTGAGGGTGATAACATGATTCTCAGTCAGCAGACGGGGAAGGGAATCGAGGTATGCCTGCAATTCCGATGTGCTCAGGTTTTTATCCACGCTTCCCACCGAGTTTGCTTGTACCATAACATCAACGCCCGCGATCCCCTGTTCAATTTTATTCAGATGCTCGGCATCCAGCGCCGGGGCCTGACCGTTGGCCCATACGGTTTTTTCGTAAGCCATTACGCCACCTCCAAACTATCGGCCGTTTTCCCGCAACGATTCTTCTTCATAAAAGTTCCTCCTTTTGATCCGGTGCCCCGTTGGGGCTGCTTCACTGTTCAGGTGGGCCACCCCGTCACGGTGGCCGTTGGGAAATCCTGTACGGACACGGCGGAAATCTGCATGGGGCCGCTCCATGTCAGGGGCCTTGTGAACCCCTGCACCAGATGCCGCTCCACCGGAGACCCCGCCTTGTCGCTTCGCACGATGGAAATGAGTTCATTCTCGTTCAGGTGCATGATCTGACTGCACGAAACCGAGACGGACTTTTGCAGTGCCGCGGACCGTTTCAGCTTCCACACAGCCAAGTCCTCGCACTGTCTTTTCGTGGAATATCCCGCTGCCCGGTAGCGCACGGTTTTGCGTCCAATCCGACTTACATTCGTGCTGCTGGCCGGGTCCAGATTCTGTGCCCGCGCCGCCACCTGCGCACTGTTGTTCACAGCCTCTCCGATCACGATGAAATCGTTGTACACCTCCGTGTTCTTCTCCGTGTACTCCGTCCCCAGCAGCTCCGCCTCGCTTTGGGAAAACTGCCACGCCAACGGCTTGTCGCTGTCCAGAATGTCATCCTGAGAGGGGTCAATCCGCAGTGCGCCGGAAGCATCGTACCCAATCCACGCCGCCAGCATTTCCGCAAGGCCGAGGCACACGTCCGCATAGCTTCCGTTGTCGCTGTCCACCCGCAGGGTGTAGGGCGCGTCCGTCAGCTTGAACACAGACCCGTCCGCCAGCTGCTGCGTCTTGCCGTTGTAATATTCCGTAAATACCGGGGGCACGTTGTCCACCAGATCCCCGTTCCCCCGGTCCAGCTTCAGCAGGGCGGCGATGGGGTCAAAGACGTTGGTCCCTGCCTTTACTTCGTAGGTGCTTTCCAGATAGCCGAAAAGCGTTCCGTCCAGATCCGACCATTTGTCTACCAGGTTGTACTGTGCCGTCCGCTTGGCCGGTTCCAGAGTCTCCACAGGGTCCTTCACCAGAAAGACCCCCTGTTGGATGTAAAAGTCCGTGCTGTCGCTGAGCACAAGCCCCTCATCCAGTGCGATCCGGTTCCCGAACCACACCCGGTTGATGTTGTAATCGAACGTGCCGTCCAGATTCGCCAGCGTCACCGAGGCCGTCCGCCGCTGGCCGTTGTTCAGATTCACAGACAGGCTCCCGTCCGCGATAAACGCCCCGGCAAAGCGCCCCGTGGGGTTGTTGTCCAGTGCGAAAGCCGTGGAGCCGTCCGGCTGTAAAAACCGCAGACGGCACAGTTTGGTAAAAGGCCGGCGCAGCATTTTGCGGTAATCGTTCATCCGTTCCGCTTGGGTCATCTCTGCATCGCCTCCCTCTTATGCAAACAAAGCGTCGCTGGATATGAGCAGGATACGCGCCCCGTCCGCGGAGCCGATCTCCACCCACGGCAGCGTCACCGTCTGTACCTGCTGTCGGCTGCCGTCCATGGTGTTCATGGTAATGGCCCCTCCTGCCCGGATCTGCCACAGGTCTCCCCGCCTGTCTTTCAGAAACAGGGTGTCCTGCGTGGTTGAGAGGGCGTACACGGCGTCCCGCACCTCGTTGGTATCCGTATACTCCCCGTTCGCCAGAACGCGCCCTATGGCCGCCGAGAGCGTCCCGGAGCGGTAATCGCTGGGGGAACTCTGTATCGTTGGATACCGGGTGAAGTTGCTTAGTACGCCGGGGCTGTTGTTGTTGCTGATTCCGCCGCTGGCCACATTCAGGCTGAACCGGAAGATCGCCGTCGGGTGATAGGCGCCCTCTGCGTCCTTGGTGCATTGCAGAACCGTCCAGTCCCAGAAGATGGGCGTTACCGCATCGGAGATCAGGGCGTTGGTCACAATGACGTCCGCGCCGTCCGTGTTTTTGCCGAGGCCAAACATATAGTAGCGGTAGGTCTCCTGCGATACCGCCTTGCAGTCCCAGATAGCCCGCTCCGAAAGGGGCGTCTGCGCCACAGGTTCCAGCGTGGCGTCTCCCTCGTGGTAGCGGTAAATGGCAAAGCCCGTCAGCGTCCCGGCAAATGTCAGATTGCCCGCCTGCAAGCCGCCACCGGCGAAATCCGTCTGAAACAGCGTATTCCCGGAAAATGCTCCCGGTGTCCACCCTTCCAGACTCAGGATCTGAGACAAAATGCTTTCGTCCAGTGTCTCCCCCGTCACCCACAGATAGTCACAGGTCTGAACGCCGCCCAGCGTCAAAGATGTGATCGTTCTGCCCGTCAGGTCTGCCGTACCGGTAAAGACCCGCAATTCTTCGCGCTCCTGAATGGGGAACAGCTTGACGGACGGGAACAGGGTGGTCAGGGGATAAATGCCGCCCGCCAGCGTGATCTGCCGCAGATAGACGCTCCCGTTTGCGATCGCCACCGTAAACCGGTCTGTCTCCCGCAGCCACGGAAGGGCCTGACTCCAAACCGTGCTGCCCCCCACCGTCAGCTTGCCGCCGCTCTTGCCCAGCGAAAGCACTGCCGAGGTCTCCCCCATGCCGACGGTCACAATGGGGTTGTCGCGGCTCACGTCCACTGTCCCGCTCCACACAAGGCTCCACGGCTGCGGGTAGTTCATGGGCTGTCCCGTCACCTCGTTCCATGTGACGCTGCCGTCGCTTCCGATGTTCAGTTTGCCCCCGGAGATTGCCGTACTGCCCGCCGCAGTTCCGGGGATGGAGTACAGCCCCGGCCAGCTTACCCGGATGCCGGACTGCTTGCAGTTGGGACACGCCACCACCGCGCCGGAGACCTCCGTGGTATCGTAGGCCACCCGGAAGCTCACCCAGCCGGTGTCTGCCTGAACGCCGTTTTCCGTCTGCACCTGACAGCGGACGGCGTAATCCGTGGCAGAAAACAGGCCGTCATATTCCATTCGCAGTTCCGCCGTGCCGTAAATACGCCCGCTGTCATAGAGGACCGCTTCGCTATTCCCGGCCCGCAGCATCCACCGCACCCAGTTCAGCGTGTCCCCCTGCGCCTGAGAATAGGTGGCCGTAAAGGCGTACTTCCGCACCGTCAGGGGCGAGGGGATGGCGGCCACGGTCAGAACCGGGGCCGTCCGGGTGAGAAAGACCGATGCGCTCCTCTGGGTCACGCTCTCCGCATCGGTCGCCCCCCACCACTGCCGGATCAGCAGCTTGTACTGCTGTCCGTTCTCCATATTCGCCCCGCTCAGTGCGCTGGCCGGGATGGTGTAGGTGAATAGCAAGGTGTTCCCCGTGTAGTCCGTCCCGTAAAACGGGCACCCCGCCGTCAGTTTCCCGGTGGAATATACCTGCGTGGACGCCGCATCGTTTTTGCAAATCGTCAGGGAAAATGCGGTCATAGCGGAGTTGCCGTTCACCTGCCAGCTCACCGCCAGCGGCTTTGTAATGTCAACCGTGCCGTTTCCCAGTTCCCCAAGGGACGATGGATAAATATTCGTTGGTTGGAATAATGCCATGCGCCCGCCTCCCTTAATGTTTGTAGAGACCTAAGTTTCCGGCCCCGTGGTTCAATGCCTGCATGACCTGCGCAACGGTCAGGCGGTTTGCCGCCTCCGCCCCGATCTGAACGCCGTTCACGCTGTAGCTGTCTCCGTAGTGGTCATAGCTGGTCCGGCTCATTACCGTCTTTCCCGGCATGGTGCCGCCCCGCTCCGCCGCGCCGTACAGCCACCCAAGTTCGCTCATCCGCTTTTGGAAGGTGCTGTCTGCGCTGGGTTCCAGCATCTTTTCCGCCAGCAGCGGGGGAATCACAATCTCGTCCTGACTGGTGGCCTTGATACCCCCAAGTCCCCGCAGGATGCCGCCGGAATCGTACTTCTTGTACGGGTCCTTGCCGCCGTACTTATCGTTGATCTTGTTCTGCCGTTCTTCCTTTAGTTTGTCGATGGTGGACTGACTGGCTCCATTCTTCTCCGCGTTCTTGATAGCCAGAGAGTAGTCCACGTTGCTGTCATATCCCTTGCTGGAAGAACCGGAGGAATTGCTTTTGGAGGAAGAGGAACCGCCGCCGGATGGTGACTTAAATCCCTCATTCATTTCAGCGTCCGTCCAGCCGCCGCCGGGGTTTTTGTTGAAGTCAAAATGGAATCCACCGCCGGAAGAACTGCCTCCTGAAGAACTGCTTCCGGAAGAACTGCCGCCGGACGGGCTTGAACTTCCGCCGGACGGTTTGCCGCCCTTGTCCGGGTCTACCCCGCCGTACATGGCGTTGATCTTGTTCTGCCGCTCCGTCTCTAACTGCTTGATTACGCCTTCCCCGGCTCCGGACTCCTTGGCCTGCTTGATGGCAAGGTTGTAATCCACGTTCTTGTCATAGCCAACGTAGTGCATTTCGTTGCCGTTTGCGTCAACCTTGGTGTAAATTCCCGACAGGTCATCGCGGGCCGCTCCCTGATGGACGTTGGTGGCGGAAACCGCATAGCCAAGTTTGTCATAGGTGATCACATAGCCGTTTTTTTCAACGGTTTTTCCCGCCAGTTTTTCGTCCCGGCTCATGTCCGGGCCTTTGTACTTGCCCTGCTCTCCTTTTCCATAAAGCGTTGTGTCCTTGAAGTTCAAGTCGGCTGCACTGCCGTCCGCCAACTGCCAGCCGGAGGAGCTGCTGCCGTTGAACCCCTCGTTCATTTCAGCGTCCGTCCAGCCGCCGCCGGGGTTCTTGTTGAAGTCAAAATGGAATCCACCGGTGGTCCCGGTCCCGTTGGTTACGCCGCCCGGTTGGCCGGGGAACTGTCCGCCGTTTATAGCCCCGGCAATGTACTGATTCAGCTTGCCCAGCAGATTGTTGACCTCATCAACCTGCTCCCGCATTTTGGGCGTCCCGTTTCTGGCAATGTCGCTGAGAATATCGCTGATCGTCCGAGTGGGGTTTTGCAGGCTGTCCGTGATCCGCTTCCACTCGGCCTTTAGGGTGTTATAGGTTTCTTCGATCAGGGTTTTCTTGGCTTCCAGTTCGTCAATTTCCCGCTGAAGAGCCAACTCCCGCTCATATTCCGCCAAGTCCTCCTTGGCCTTTTCATAGGCATCCTGCGCGGACTTCACGGACGAGGCGTTGGCTTCCCACTCCCATTGTCCGGTTGCGGCGTTGAATACCCGCACCGTCCGTTCCTTCTGGGCTTCCAGCAAGGCGTTCTGCTTTTCCAGAACCGCCGCCTTCAGCTGTTCCAGTTTCAGAGCTTCGTCCTCGGCTTGCTTGGCGTCCTTCAGCGCTTCGATCTGCTTGTCAATGGCGTCAACCTGTTTGTCGCGGGCATCCGCCGCTTCTTCCAGCTTTTTGTTAACGGCATCTTCCAGTTCGTCCCAAAGATCCTTTTGCAGTTCCTGAATCTGCTTGGTGATCTTCCAGTGCTCCGTGGACAGGGCGTTGATGTCCGCCTGACTGGCGCCGATCCGCCGCATATACTCCGCCTGTGCGTGAAGCGCCGCTTGGATCTGCCGCATCTTGTCGATCTGGTCCGCCGTGCTGTCCCCACGCTCCTGCATAAGGGAAAGCTCCGACTTCCGCAGGGATACAATGTCCTTCAGCCGTTCCAGTTCCGCATCCTTGGTGGACTTCCCTGTGGACGATGTGGTGGAGGACGTATCCACTGTGGAGGAGGTATCCACCGTCCCGCTGTCCCGCCCGGTGTCCGTAAACATGGACTTGTAGATTCGGTTCAGAACGATGGCACGGGCTTCGTCATAGGTCTTGGCCTTTCCGGTCTGCAACAGGCCCTTGATGGTCCGCTCTACATCCTGCGTCTTGGCGGCGCCGATCATGCCTACGGAATAGGCGGCCGCCCCGGCCTCCGTGGCCAGCTGCCGCAGCGCCCCGATCTGCTGACTCAGGTCCAGCTTTTTCTCGTTCAGAACGATCATCCGTTTCACCAGATCGTAAATCTGGTCCCCGGACTTCCCCGCCTGCCGCTGTACATTCAAAAGCCCCGCTACATAGTCGCTCATGGGCTGTGTGGACTTGTTGATCTGTGCCAAAAATGCCTTCAGCACGTCATAGTCCGCCTGTTGGGCGTCCGTCAGTTTGCCGTTGGCTTTGATGGCTTCCTCGTAGGCCGCCACCTGCTGTTCCGCCGCTGTTTTCACGGCGTAGAAATCGTCGATCTGGTCCTGTTGGATGCTTCGCCCTGACTGAAGCTGGTCCGTGTACGCCTTGGCCTTGTCCGCCAGTGTTTCGTAGGTGATCCCCAGCCGTTCCAGGTCTGCCGTGGTGCTGATGGCCTGTCCCGTCACCAGCCGCAGCTGAGCGATCATTTCCTCCGTGGATTTGAAGGACCGGCCCACAAATTCATCGTAGCCCTTCACGCTGCCCATGGACGTGATGGTGGTTCCACCGGCTCCGCCCACGGTCTGGGCCTTCTTCTCCGCGATTGCCGTCAGGTGCTTGACCTGCTGTTCCAGTTCGGCGTTTTCCGCTTCCAGTGCCTTCTTTTCCTCGATCAGCTCCGGCGTTAGATCATGCCATGGAATTGCATAGATTTCTTCCAGCCGCTTCTTGTTTTCTTCTAACTGGGTGTTGTTGGTCTCGATCTCCGTGTTCAGCGCGTCAAGGCTTTTCCGGTAGTCCTCCGTCGCCTTCCACACGAGGCTGAACGCCCCTGCCGCCGCCGCGATTGCCAGCAGCCACGGGTTCATGGCGATCCCCGCCGCAGAAAGTTTTGCGAACGCCACCGTCGCGCCCTTGGCCGCCGCTTTCAGCGCCAACATTCCCAAAACCGCAGTCCCGGAAACCGCCGCGAAATGACCAATGTCCGTGTTCAGGACTTCCACCGCGCCGATCAGCACGTCCAGCCCGCCCTTAACGGCGTCGGTGCTCACCATGCTTTGGATGAACTCCGTCCATTCGTTTTTCAGAATGTTGGTCTTGCGGGTCCAGCTGTCCAGTGCGTTTTCAATTTCCTTGTCCGCGCTGCCTACGGCGTTGGCGTAGTCCTTCAGCATGGACTGGTACATATCCCAGTTCTGGATCAGGGCCAGCAGTTGAGAGGTCCGCAGCTTGCCGCCGATGTCGCTGACCATCTCCATCAGCTTTTGTTCGGTCAGCAGCCCGTCCTTCATGCTCTGGGCAAGGCCCCCGATGGCCTCCATGGGGTCAATGACCTCGCCGGTGGCCTTGGCCGCTTCATATGCAGCCGGGGCGTACTGTCGGATCACGTCCTTTAACCCGGCAATCTCCCCGGTGGTCCACGTCACGCCCTCGTCGATTTCGGTTTTCGTGTCTCCCACGATGTTCAGCACCAGTGCCCGGAACGCACGGGCCGCTTCGCTGCCGCTCCGCTGGGTCACGGCCGTGATCGTACCGATGGCCGCCGTCAGTTCATCAATCCCCACATGGGCCTGTGCCGCTACCGGAGCCACGGTCCCCAAGCCTTCCGCCAGCTTTTCAATGCTGGTGGCGTACTTGTTGTCGATCTCGTTGGCGCCGTCCAGCACCTTGGTCAATGCCTCAATGTTGCCCTTGTACTGATACGCCGCGTCCACGGACAACAGGAATTGCTGTGCCGTTTCCGCGTTGGTGTCGCCCACCAGCTTTGTCTTGGTGGCCAGCTCCGCCAGTGCGTCCGCCTGTTCGCCGTAACCGGCACGGGCAAACGCCGCCACGGAGTTCAGATATTCGTCCGCCGCCTCGCCGTAGGCCGATGCCGTCTCATAGGCCCGATCCCGCAGATTTTCCATCTGCTCCGCTGTAAAGCCAGTTACCTTGCGGACCGTCACCATTTCATCGTCCACGGCCTTCATGGTGGAAATGGCGTCCCGGAAGGCCCCAATGGTCTTGGAGACGATGGTTCCCATCACCTGCCATTGCAGCATTTTCAGGTAGACGTTGGTGAAGCTGTCCCCTAACAGCCCGGTTTTCTCGGTAGACTCCTTTACGCCTTCACTGAGTCGGTAGACCTCTCCGGTCGCCTGGTCAATGGAGACCTTAAAGTTTTGGGCCGTCCCGTCCGCGTTCTTGACGCTTGCCCGGAATGTTTGAAACGTTCCAGCGGAATCCTGTACGATGCCCGTGGCCTTTACCTGTGCGTTTTGCAGTCCGTCCAGCGTCTTGATATACTCCTTGGCGCTTTCAGTGTTTCCGCTAAACAGTCCTTGGCTCTGCCCGTACTTGGCTTGAATATTGCTCCACGCCCGCTCAAACGCACCGGCACTGTCCGCAGCGCTCTTGGCGGCATTCCCGATGCCCACCATGCCCTCGATCTGCCGCTGCATGGCGGTAGGGTTGTATGGGGTGTTCTGCGCCGCTCTGGATTGCTGCTGTAAATAGGCGTTGGCCTGTCGGGTGGCTTTCAGTCCTGCGGCAGCGGCCTTCTCCGCAGCTTGGGCCTGCTGGCGGTAGTTTTCCGTCACAGTCTGCTGGGTCGGAATCAGTTCCCCGGTCTTTTTGTTCAGCGTCATCACCACACGGGTGGTTTCCCCCAACCGTTCGGAAAAATCGAACACTTGCCGGGATGCCTGCCCGTTTGCGTCAAAGGTGGTGGAAACCTTCTGCAAATTCTGCGCCAGCTTCCCGGCGGCATTGGCCGCGCCGTTCAAGCCCTGCGCCGTGCCGTTCAGATTCACCTTTGTGGAGGAAACCGACGCTACCTCCTGCTTCAGCTTTGCGATCTCCGCCCGGACCGCTGTAAAATCGGGTACGCCCTGAAAGATAATTTTTGCCATGCTTCACCGCCCTGCCTTTACTCAATATCCTTCGTCACCCTCCCGGCCCGTGCAGCCGTTGGCTTCGATCTGTAATTCTGCGTCCTGTTGGTTCATGGCCCGTACCAGCGTTTCCTCCGCCCGTCCACCTTCTACCAGCTCCGTTACAAAATTTTCAAAAAACGGTCTGGCCGGGGGCCTCCGGGTCCAGTCATAGGGCGGGTCCAGATGCTCAATGCGCCCGATCAGTGCGTCTCCGTTCAGCGGGTTTTCCACCTGTTCGCTCTCGCCGCTGGGCTGGTAGTCCATGGAAACGCTGTCCTCTGTCACCGCAAACTCCGTGTTGCCGTCAATGTCAGCCAAGCCGCCGTATTCTCCCCGCCGGATATATTCCTTTGGGTCGAATTTTTCGTATACGTCGCCCTGCACGTGCTCAAAAAGGCATTGGGACAAATCCTCCCGCAGCGTGGGCATGGCTCCCGCCAGCGCCGCCTTGAACCGCTGTTCCAGTGCTGCCATGTCCTCGTCCAGCCCTGTGATCCTGACAGATGCGCTCCCGCTCATATCCCCGCTCCTTCCCATCCATTTCGTGACCTCACGAAAATGGTCCCAGGCATACGCCAAGGCATGAGATCCTCATGCTCTCCCGTCCGCCGGGGATCAAAAAGCGGGGCCGACCGCCGGGTCTCCCCGGCAGTCAGCCCCGCTCGGCTCATCCTATCCAACGCTTAGGATAAGGCGTTTTTGGTGTGTCCCTTACTCGCCGGTGACTTCCAAAACCGCCTGCGTGGTGTACTTGGCAGTCCCCTCGGCGGGATACTGGATGGTGATGCTCCCGGTGCCCTGCGTGCTCCCGGCGGTTACAATGCCGTCCGTGGAGACCGTGGTCCCGGTAGCAGTCCCGGCGGTCACGGTGTACTTCAGCAGGCTTGCGGGAGAGGGCGTCACCAGTTCGCCGTTTTTCATAACCAGCTTGGCATTCACAGGGGCAGTGCCACTGGCGGCCACGCTCACCACGCCGCCGATCACGGCCAGCCCAGCCACCTCGTCGCTTTCCTCGTCGGGAACCAGCACCATGTAGGCGGAAGTTCCCATGCCGCCGCAGGCGTCGCACTCAGCGGATACCACCTCCGCGTCCTCGTTGATGGCGCGCCCGGTGATAGTGGTGGTGTCGTAGTTGGTCTGGTCGCCGGTGGTGTTGGCCCCTTCGGGGTTCAGATACAGGCGGGGCACGATCAGATAAGCCCAGCCCCAGCGTGTTCCTTTGGTGCCGGACACGTTCTGATACACGGCGATCTGAGCGGTGAAATGGACAATGCGGCCGTTAAAGGCGCCGTTCACAATGCCCACCTGAGCCGCGGGCTTCTTGGCGAAGTACCACACCTTGTAGCTCTTGCCGCTCTCCGCGGTGAAGCCGGTAATGGCGCCCGTGGCAGGATCGATGGGATAGGGAACGCCGCCCACAGAGTAGGAGGACGCAGCACCCACCTCCTGCACATAGCAGAAGATGTTGGAATAGCCGTACTGGGCCACCGGCACCAGCTTGCTCACGTCGGCCTTCAGAGAAGTGCCCGTGGCCTCCACCGTCTGGCAGACGGGGGAAACGGCGTTGTAGTTCACAGTGCCGCCCACAGCCATCATCTTGCTCATCAGGTCGAAGTCCGCGCGGGTGAAGCTCACCTGCGTGTCGCTGTCGCTGGCAATGATGGTGGCAATGCCGTTGCCCAGCCCAGCCCGCAGGGGGTCGGTGTTGGCGGAGAAATTGATGTTGCCGGCTGCGAACTTGTCGCTCTGGCTCAGAATTTCACCGGTAGAGGGGTCCTGAAGCTGTGCGGAGCAAATGCCCTTAACGTACAGTCTCTTGTCGGTAAAAGTGATCATGTCTGTTCACACTCCTTTTAAGTTTGTTCCGTGTTGTTGGTAAATTGACTCAGCGGGGTCGCGGCACTTGTGTCCTCCCGCTCCCGGTCATAGAAAAGGTGGGGTACAGGGTTCCCGCCCTTCCACTTCACGCCGTTGCCCTCCGAAATGCCGCAGATCAGATAATCCGCTGCCCGCTGGATGGCTTCCTGACACCGTTTCAGCTTCAGCAGGGGCCATTCGTCTATCTCTGTTTCCTCACAGCCTGTAAACAGGGCGATGGAGGAAAGCAGTCCGGCCGGGTCCCGGCGCAGCTTTGGCCCGTTTCTCCGGGCCAGCTCCGCCTCCGCTTCCAACAGGTCCGGGTTGGCGTCCTCATCCGTCAGCTCAATGCCGTTCTGATAGGCCAGAATAGCCCGAAGCCTTTGGAATTGTACTGGGGTAATGGTGATTTCTTCCTCTCCGTTCCATGTAAAGCATATCCCCTTTAAATCCATTGTGTTTTCAGGAGAAAGTTTCACATGAAACAGGCGGATGCGGTCTGAAAGGCTCCGGCCCTCCCCCAGCCGCAGCGCCAGCGCCAAAAACGCCAGCGCCCGGTTGAAAAGACCCACCGGTTCCTCTCCCCGCTCCATACTTTCCAGATCCATGACCCAATAGGCTGTCAGCAGCGGCATGACCGCATAGCGCACAGGGAGCGCCTGCTGGATCACGTCGATGGCGGGTCTCGCCCGCTCAAATTCCTCCTGCTCACATACCCGGATGGGCCATAGGGTCAGTCCGGCGGTTTTTATGGGTTCGTAGCGGTCCGCCGCCCGCTTGATATTCCGTGAGAGTTCCATTTTTTAATTCATCCTCTCCAATATCTGAAATCAAATGGCAATGCCCGCGCTGGCAAACAGCGCCGCAATACAGGCCCCGGCGATCAGCCAGATCACTTTGTCCACGAGGCTGTCCCACCGTTTGGCGGACTTCCCTTCCATCTCCGTCATCTTTTCATCGATCCGGCTCACCTTTGTCCCCATTTCTTCCTGCTTGGTCGCCATTACCTCTACGCTGGCAGTCAGCTTGATCAGTGCCTGCTGATCCCGCTCCACATCGTCCATGCGGTGTTTCAGGGACTTGATCTCGTGCTCGTGGCCCTCTAACTTCAGAGCTGCTTCTTCCATGTTCATGGTGGCTGTCCTCCCGTTGTGAATTTAGTAGTCCTCAATGGTATCCCCCATGGCGGCTTCGCTTTCCGCCCAATGTATGCTCATTTTCAGTTCCCGGCCAACCACCGTGCCCGTCTGGTCATATACCGGGCGGCTTCCGTTGTCCGCGTGTGCGGTACGGGAAAAATCGCACACGCCGATCCCCGCCAGATTCACGCCGTTCAGTGCCTCGATGATGCACTGCTCCATATCGTAGGAGCGGGCGTATGCCTCCGTTTTGGTGGTAGTCTCTTGGTTCACGTTGCAGGAAATCACAAACGTGATCCCGATCCGTGCGTCAAAGGGCGTCTGTGCAAAAATGCGGCCCAAATAACATTTGATCGTGCTTTTCGCCTCCGTCTGGGCTTCTCCCCAGAACTTCTGAGCGTAAAGGCGATACCCTTTCGGGTGCTTGCGCCGCTGGGCATCCGTGTCTACCACCGGCTCGTTTCCGTCAAAAAGAAGGCTCTGCTTTTCCTTGGCCGTGGGCAGCCGCTCTCCCAGCGGCTTGGCCCCGTCATGCCATAGATATTTCATCAGCCGGACACGGGGCCGGGTGTTGTCATCCACCGGCTCGTAGCCGTCCGGCAGCGGCAGGTCCATCAGATAGGTCAACAGCTTGTGGGGGATTTCCTCTGCCCCACGGAAGGTCAGAAACGATGGCATAACTCTTTCGTAGGGATATGTAGGGCTGTGGAAGGCCGGGTTCATTGTGCGCCGCCTTTCCGCTGCTGAAAGGCCGCGTCAAAGGCGCTCCGGGCCTCCTTCAGGTCATTCAGCGTCTTTTGCACCGCCTCCGGCGTCATGCTCTGCGCCGCAAGGTCCTGAAACCGGCTCACGGGATCGTTCATGGCTTGCAGCATCCCGTAAATCTCTGTTTTCAGCATCTTTTCCAGATCGCGATAGTCCGCCAGCAGGTCAAAGGCCTTGTCCCGCAGCTCCGGCCCCTTCCCTTTCATGCGGTCGATCTGGTTGAAAATGTGACCTCCGGCCCAGCGGTCGTAGTCGTCGGCAGACATGAGGTAGGTTTCGCCTTCCACCGGTTCAAAGTCCTCTCCCAGATACAGTTTCACAAAGCCGCCCATGAGATACCGGCTCCTCCGCTCCACGTTCTCTCGGTAATAGGGCAAAACCTCTCCCCGTTCAAGCCGCACCTCCATCCGGTCAAAGCACCGTCCGGCGCACTCCGCAGCAAAGGCCGCCTTTTCCATCAGGGGTACATAGTCTCTGGCTGCCAGCAGCCCTTCTTCCGTCAGCTTTTTCCATTCCATATACGTCATTCCTTTCAGATTTTTTGGAATTTCTCACGGTCAATTCCCCGCAGGGGGCACACCGCCGCCTGCGGCGTGTTCTCCCATTGCCCGGTCACGCCGCACAAATGCTGGTGGGCGCAGATAGGGAATTTCTGCCCCGGCTGCTTCTCACACAGCAGGCTCACCGTTCCGGGCCGCTTGTAGGCGTATGGACACTTTTCTGCCATCACAAGCCCTCCAATTCGATCTCTGCGCTGACGCTCTCGCCCTCGCACTTGGCCGTCACCGTCAGCGGTTTCGGGCTGTAGCCCCAGCACCGGACTGTCAACTGGTTTCCATTAACACTTACGCTGTAAGAACCCTCTGCGGCTCCCTCATAGGTCCACTCCACCGCCGCGTCCTGTCGAACGCCGCCAATAAACAGCGCCGCCTCCAAGGTCTCCACATCGTAGGGGGCCATGTACTTGGGAACCTCATTCAAAAAACGTACCGCCGGTGTTTTTGCCGCCGATGCCTCCACCGTCACTGTAAACTCACCGGCATAGTCCCGGTTCTGTTCCAGTGTCGCCTTGATCTGGCAGGTGCCCTCGCCTACCGCCGTTACCTCGCCTTTGCCGTCCACCGTGGCTACATTGGGATCGCTGGACGTCCATATATAGCCGATGGGGTGTGCCTCCGTGGTCTCCACCTCGGCCCCATTCCGCCGGGAAGCAGCGGTAAATTGGGCCGAGTCTCCCGCCGTCATGCGAGGTGCCCCGGTGACAAATACCGCCCAGGAGAAGTTCTTCCCCCCTGCTACTTTTGCTTCCATATCGTCGATCTCGTGGTTCGGCTCCTGCATTCTGGCGTTGAAATACAGCAGGTGTGTGCTCTCATCGTCCCCGGTAAACTCCTGCGTCACGTCGGAGTAGCCCGTGATCTGGTAGGCCCGCCGCCCTAAGATTAGGCGGCTGTTCTGGTCTAACTGCTCCGTGTCGGCGTTGCGCTGGCAAATGATGTTGAAATATCCCTGCATGATGAGGGTCATTTCCTGAAAGTCGTTGGACGTCGCCTGCGCCAGCGACTTTTCCACAAGGATCGGTTCTTCCCGGATGTTGCCGTACCAGTCCAGAAACCGCCATACAGCGTTGCACCGCCGCATGATCCCGGTCCCTATTGCGCTGGACAGGTTGGAGGGGTTCGTCACCAGCCAGTAGGACCCCATGGTCTCCACCTTGGCTCCCTCCGGAATGTAGTCCACCCCGGCGTCCGCCACCAGAAATGCCTTCTGGTCATCGGTTTTCCGGGTAAGGCTGACGCCTTGCTTGGTGGTGTCGGAAAGCCGGATGCGCTTCGTGCTCCACCGGTAGAAGTCTCCGGGAACCAAGCCCTGCATCCGGGCCGTCACAAAGTCCGTGGCGTAAGGAGCCATTTCCTCCACAAACCGGGCCGTGGCATCCGCAAAATACTGCCGCTTCCGGTCCCGGTATTGAGCCGGAGCGTTGGTCGCCCTGCCGTTCCCGCCGCCCAAAAGTCCGATGTTTTTCATGCCGTGCTTGGCGTCCGCCATGTGGTCCCCTCCTTTCAGATCAGCTCCATCTGCCGTGCCGACCGGCGGAACGCCGTTGCGTACAGGCAGTCCTGCTCATACTTCCGCAGTTCTTCGTTCAAAAGCCCCCGGTTTTGCAGCTTCTTTTTGCTGCCCTTTTCCATGTACTGGGGTTCGTTAGGCGGGTTAAAACTCCGGTCATGATCCTTGGGCGCGTCGCTGAGCCAGTTGCGGAAAAACCGCTCGTCCCATACGGAGGCTACGCACAACCCCAACAGCCGCTTCTGCTCCGCCGTCAGGTCATGGGCAAAGGCCCCGTCGGTGTAAAAGTCCATTTCGTACTGCAATCCCGCGTCCATCTGGGGAGGGAAAGTCACGGTCCCGGTCTCCGGGTCATACACCGCCTCTCCATACGGTACTAAGAGCACGGACCTGTCCGGTTGCTCCGCCCGCTGTGCGCAGGAGAATAATTCGTAGCCGGTCATCCCCGTCTCCACCTTTGTCTCTTTCGCAACGCTTTCCAAAGTGGAGACCCATGTGCTGTCCCCGTAGACGGGTTCCGTCAGCCCATTTTTCAGATAATCCACCATCTCAGGGGGACGGTTGAATACCGGGATCGCGTTTTTCATGTACAGGCTCATCCGACGCAGAAACTGTGCGGGGTTTTCCTCCGCCTGCCTTGTCAGCCGCACGTCATCAATAAAAACCATGGCATGGTCCGAAATGATCTCGCTCCAACTCGTTCCCATAGCCGTCCCTCCTTTTTGGCCTGTTTTCTATGTTTTCCGTCCCGCCCTGTTTTTTCGGAACGGTCATGTTCTGTTTTAATATTGCCCCATGCCGCCGCATTCCCAGTGGCATGGGGCTTTTCGCCTGGTTTCTCTCAGCCGGTCCAGTCGGCCTTTAATCAAGGTTGAAAACCTTTTGCAAACGTCCAGTGAAGTCCCCCAGCACTTTGCGCATTTCGGTACTTTGTACAGCAAGAATGAATACACCCTCGATTGATGCCCGTTTCTCGTTCCGCTGCTCCGCACGAACAATAAACTTTTCCTGTTTCAACGCAAACCACGGGACGGCCTCTTGATCTGCTGAATTTTTCCGCACGTCTCCCATAATTCTTGTTGTATTTTGCTGTGCACCATTCAAGGTTGTCCGCGTGGTTGTTCCCCCGGTTTTCATCAAGGTGATTGATTTCTGGGTACTGATTGGGATTCGGCAAATATGCCATAGCCACAAGTCGATGTACGTAATACTTTTTTGGCCTGCCATCAATGCACACGCACACATGTTTGTATCCGTGGCCGTTATCCATTTGCTTTAAAGTTTTGTTGCTTTTTAGGCTAAAAACCTCTCCGCTTTTGCTTACTGCATAATCGCCGTTCAAGATGCGTTTCAGCCCGTCCAATCGGCTTTCATCTCTCTTGTGTCGATGTGCGTAAAGCCCTTTTTCGCGTACACGCCCACGCCGCCCCAGTCCGGCATCAGCTGTCGGGCGTAGGCCGCCACCTGCGCCGGGGTCTTGCCCCGTACCACAATGTCAGCCGCCGTGCCGTAGCAGTGCTGGCTGTGTGCCGCACCGCCCTCTTTGGCGTTGTACTGGGGTGTCCGGTATCCGCTGTTGATCCGCACAGCGGAACCGAAATGTGTGCGGATAGATTCCAGCACCATCACCAGCCGGGGTGCTACCAGAATGGCGTCGCTGCCGTCCCTGCAGGCGAACTCCTCGACTCTGAAGTGGGCGGAAAGACGCTTGTTCCCGTCCTTCGCCTTGGAATATCCGTTGATCTCTACCATGGGTTTCCCTCCTTCCGGTTCCGGGTCGATGTTCCAAAAGCAGATGTAGTTCTGCACCCGGCGGCTGGAATAGATGTACTGATTCCCCGCCTGTGACAGCTGGGTGGACCCGCCGCCGTCCAGCATCAGCGCATAGTCAATGCCGGGAATAGCCCCCAGCGTGGCTTGCAGTTGGGCGGGAGTCTGGTTTCGCACTCCCTCCTTCATGACGTAGACCCAAATGCTGCCGTCCTTCAGCCCGTAGATGGCGGTCCGTCCGGCGGCCCGCTTCACGTCCGGCGTCATATCCGGCAGTGCCAGCTTCTTCCCATCGTTGATCAGAAACACGCAGGAAATGAAGTTGTCGTACTTCGCCATGTCCCCGGAGACAGCCACCGTAAAGCGGCTGTCCCCGTTGTTCCATGCAAGACCACGGTAGGCGTAGCGATCATTGGAAAGCACCTTCCCATTCGCCTTCACGTCGCAGGTCGGCACCCACTTGGCGGCATTGAAAAGGGTCCCGTTGATCACCACGTCCGCCCCCGTCAGCTTTCGGACCTGTGACGCCGTTTTCTTTCTGTTCTTCGGCGTTACAAATACCCGGATCTTCCCCGGTGTCACCCGCACATTCATTTTCTCAGGTTCTTGCGGCTGTAGCAGCAGCCCCGGCTGTCATAGCTCAGTTCCCAGTGACCTACGGTGATGGTGGTGTCGGCGCGGCTCTCGTCCCGCTCCATCACGGGGATGGCAGAACCGTATTGGCCGCCGCAGGGAGGCTTGTGGGAAAAACGGATGGGCTTGCCGTCGCTGGCGATCTTGTAGATGCCGTCCTTCCCGTCATCCTCAGCCGGGATGAAGCCTTCTTTCATCTCCTGCTCCGTCCAACCGGCCACGCCGCCGTCGGGATTCAGGTGGAAGGTGGCGCCAGCCGCCTTCAGCTCGGAGTTGATTTCCTCGATGCTCTTGCCGGTGGCCTTGCCCTCGTTGATGATCTCAGCATATTTCTTTTCCATGATTTGTTCTCCTTTCAAATCAAAAAATGGTTGTTGATTCTATCTATGTCCCCCTCGTCCTCATCCCTCCCACGGAGGGGGTTTCAGGGGCGGGGGCCGCAGCCCCTTCCCCCCTCCAAAGGAGGGGTTTCCAAAGGGGAGGAATCGCAATTCCGCCCCTTTGTGCCGTTTCAAGGGGGTGTGGGGGGAAATCGGAATCCCCCCGCGTTTCTCTTTAGGGGGCCGGGGGGACATTCTCTTTTCAAAAGAGAATATCCCCTTGGCTTCCGCTGGGAACCCCAGCCCTTTGCGGAAGCAATTTTAATTACTCATCTGCTTTGCAATCTGATTGACCCCGGTGCTGGCCAGACCGCTTACAATGCCCACTGCCACGGCGGTAAGATAGTCCGTTGCGGGAAAGTCTGCCATAATCAGCATTCCCACCACGCCCAGAACGCCGCCGGATACGCCCACAATAATGGGAATCCACTTGTTCTCAATGGCGGTGGCCTTCACAGCCATGCCGATCAGGTAGCAGATCACCGTGATTACCGCCACGCTGGCAATGCCAAATCCAGAAATATCCATGTCTAATTCCTCCTTTTATTTTTAGTCCTCTTCCGCTGCCTCCGCGCTGTTCAGCGCGTCCAGCACCGGGCGGAACATTCCCTTCCGCCGGGGGTCCTCCTTGGGTTCCTCCGCATACCGGGCCTTGTTCTTCGCGTTCAGCTGCTTCAGCAGTTCCCGACGGTCAGAACTTACCTCGCCCCGCTCCCATGCGTCATAGTAAGCCTTGGCCACCATCTCCTGATGCTCCGTGCAGAGATCGTCGAAGATGTCCAGCAGTTTGTCCCCCATGGTCACAGCGCAGCGGAAGGCCGTCTCGTCCAGCACTTCGCCCTTGCGGTACGCACAGTGATACACCGCCCGTTCCTCGTCCGTCATGCCGGAGAGCACCACCAGCCAGCGCCGCTCAATAAGCCGTCTTGCCGTCTCATCATAGAACCGGCTCCACTCGCTTTTGGGCACCATCACGGTGCCGTTCTTCCCGGTCACGGTGCCGTACATCCCGTTGGGACCGAATACAGCCAGATTATCGTCCGCCACCGGGGCGCACCAGCGGAGCGTCACCTTTTCCGTGTCCGCCATCACCTGCACCACTTGGGGTTTGACCTCCGCCATGGCCTTTGCAACGGCCTCCGCCGCCGCCTGTTTGGCAATCTCCGCTACCTCATCGGCTGTATAGAGCTTTTCTGGTTCCTTCTCCGCCGCAGGCGCTTTCTGCTCTGCCACGGGCGCAGCCTTTGCCTGTTCCCGCAAGGGCTGGTCGGCTGCTTCCAGCTCCTGGGCTTCGATCCCCGCCGCCACATCTGCGGCCGTCCGTTTCTCTTTTGCCATCCTTGTCCGCTCCTTTCAGATAAAAGATGCTGGTTTGTTTCTTGCGCTTCGCCCTCATGCGGACTTCGCGCCATATCTGCGGGAGAGAGGGTTTCCTCCCTCCCGCTTTGGGTCTTACGCGTTAATGACGGCCATTTTATTGGCGGGGACCGGCACACAGTCGATGGACATAGAAACCACTGCGTCGATGCTCATGTCTGCGGTCTGGTCGGGGGTCAGCTCCAACTGAATGGGAGTGCCCTCTTCCACGCCGATGAACACGGGCTTGTAGCCGCCCACGGCGGTCAGCCAAATCTTGTCGGCGGGTACGATGTCGGTCACGGTGGTGTTCTGGGTGCCGGGGACAATGGCGGTGTCAATGGGCATCAGGTTCATGCCCATGTACTCGCCAAGGAACCCATAGCGCGTCCAGTCCAGCCCCAGCATGGTGGACAGTGCGGCATCCAGATTCACGGTGGAGGCGTTCACCACACCGCTGGGCAGGGCCTTGGTCAGGGCGGAGGGACGGCCAATGGCCATCACATTCCGGTAACGGGTTCCGTTCACAACGCTCACGCGCTCACCGGCAGTGACCCAGTTGGCGGAGGTGTTGGTGAAAGTCATGTTGGCGGGCACATAGGCGGTGTTGGCGGTCATCTTGGTCAGGGTGTTTACCCACAGAGCAGTGATCTTGGAGTACATACCGGCGGCCAGGGCGTTGAAGAACCGCCCCATGTCGGCGTCGTTGCCCACCAGCTGATACCACTTCACGCTCACCCGTGCGGTGCGCAGACGGGGGTTCAGAGTCACGCTCTTGTTGTAGAGGGTGTTGGCGGGCTTGGAGCGGGACGCGCCCCAGCTGTCATCCTCAAAGAGGAAGATGTCGTTGGACATGATGTCCAGCTCCTTGGTCTGGCCGATGGGCACGGTGGTCATCTCAGCCAGCCAGCCCAGCCCGGAACTCATGACGGTGGGCAGCATGGGGGTCACGATCTCGGTGACGATCCCGGCCAGAGTCTTGAGGTACAGGCTGTCGCTCATGAACTTGCGCTGGTTGCGGCGGAACTCGTCCAGATCAGCGGGGGGAATCTCCCCGCTCAGAGCGCACACCCGCTTGGCGCAGAAAAGCAGCAGGTTCTTCTGAAAGTTGCGGTTGGTCATGCTGTAGCTGTTCTGCCCCTCGCCGTCCGCCAGCATGGCGGTGAAATCGTCGGGCTGCTTGGTCATGACTCGCAGGGCGCGCTCGTCCCGGCCCAGACGCTCACGCATCAGCAGACGGCCACAGGTCACGATGAAGGCCCGCTCACGTTCCGCGTTGCTGAACTCCTTGGCTGCGCTGTCATACACATCAGGATTGATGCTGTTCAGTTTGATTGCCATTGTTGTCACTCTCCTCTCGTTTCTCAGCCCGCTGCCGCGTCAACCTTGCAGGCCAGCACGTCCACGAACTCAAATGCGCTCTGTGCGCCCTCGGTAAAGGTGCCGCCGGTGGGCAGAACCTTGAAATACGGAGTCCCCACGTCGGTGGGAGCAGCGCTGGCGGGCACCAGCAGGCCGTTGGCAATGGTCAGGAACTTGTTGTCCCCCAGAGCGGTGGACACGTTGCCGATGCCGAACCGGTAAATCTTGTTCCCGTCAAACACGATCTTGGTGAAGGTGACGGGATAGCCCTTGGGAGCGGGCAGACCCAGCGTGTTGGCGCCCACCTTGTAGAGGTTGCCGGTGGCGGGGTCCTGAACCATGTTCACGTCATAGGGGTTGCAGGCGAAAATGCCGTCGCCCTCGCTCTTCACGGCGGCTCCGGTGGCCTTCATGTTCCAGCTGTTGCTGTTCTTGATGGTCACGGTGGATCCAGTGGGGCCAACGCCCACATAGCCCTCGCAGTCCATCAGCTCATCCTTTACGCACAGGAAACCGGCGGAGCACAGTTCATCCTGCTTCTCGCCGTTCTGAAACTTTCCGGTGATGTTCAGCGTCTCGTCGAATACGCGGTTGGTCACACGGGGCCAAAACGCAGTCTTTTCAATGTATGCCATTGTGATTCACTCTCCTCTCGTTTCTCAGCCGTTCATGTGGCTCAGCATCTCCATGATGCCGCCCTCACCGCTGTTGGTCTTGGGGTTGTTCCATGCGAAGGAATGCTGCTTGGCGGCCATTTCCTTCTTGCGCTTTTCGGTCTGTGCCTTGCCGTGTGCGGCCATCAGGTCCAGCACGGCGCGGTCCGCGCCGCAGAACTTCCCGTCAGTCTCCATGGCGGCGAACTCCTCTGCCCGGTCACACAGGCCCTTGGCAGTCTCGGTCATGTCGGCGTCGCCTTCCACAGAGCAGGCCCGGATGTCCTCCAAAGCGCCGTTCACGGCTTCCTTCACGGCCTCCACCCGGCGTTCATGCTCGGCGGCCTCCATGGTGCGGATCTTTTCCTCCGCCTTGTCCAGACGTGCCTGCAGTTCCTTCACGTCCTCCGCCTGCTGTCCCTTTGCGGCGCAGGCATAGTCCACGATGTCGCTCACCTCTACCGTGGCCTCCGCCCCTTCGCCAAAGGGGAAGGCTGCCGTGAGGTAAGCGGGCTTGATGCGGCTCTCCACCACGGCGCCGTTATCCTCCGCGTTAAAGGCGTAGGTATAAGCGCTGCCGGCAGAGTCCACGAGGCCAACGTGCATCCCGTCCTCGCTCAGAGCGACCACGCGGTAGCCCTTGAACTTCCCCGACATGGCCTCCATTGCCTTCTTGCTCATGATGTTCACTCCTTTTCTCTTGTTCGTTTCGTTGCTTCCCTTTCCGGGGTCCAGAGACGCCGCCCGCAGTTTTAATGTCTTAAACTCTTCCTGCATGGCACTCAGCGCCTTGATCCGCGCCCCCGGAATTGCCGGCGGCACATCGTCTCCCAACACGGTTACGCCAAGACCTGCCCAATCCGTAATGACCTCGGTCTTGCCCTCCATGTAGGATTTTTTCGTATCGGTCTCAGCGGAAACATCCATGCGCCCTGTCCGCACGATTTTTTCCACCAATTCCGGTGCGTAAAACTGGAATAACCGGCCCTTTGCCCGGAGCCATTCGTTCCCGCCCTCTTCCACAATAGAAAAGTCCTTGGGATCGTCGGATAGGGTCCCTACGATGCGCTCCGCCGTTCCGTCCATGAACGTGTAGCCCTTCTCGCCGGTGTAGGGGTCCCGCACTTCTCTCATGTTGTGTCCGTCCCCCACTTTGCGGCCCACATAGGCACACAGAATGGGCTGGCCCACAAACGTCAGGTAGTGCTCCCGCATATTGCGGAAATCCCAATGATTCTCATTCAGCCCGGAGCGCATGACCCACAGCTCCACGCCGAACTCGTATTCACTGAGCCGCTGCATGACCCGCAGCTCGCCGGACATTTTTACGTGCTCCGGCGGCGTCCCTCTCGTCCGAAACGGCATGGTCACGCCTCCTCTCCGTCAAACAGCTTTTCCACCCAGTTGTCATAGCTGGTTGCGCTGCCGTCGGTCTTGTCATACATCTGCCATGCGTAGAGCATGGTCTCGTAGCTTTTGCTGTTCTCCATCTGAAGGTTTTCAAATTCCCTTGCCAGCGGATACAGCCCAACTTTTTCGCTGACACCCACGCAGTCCCGCAAGGCGTCCTCAATGTCCTCCAACAGCCAAATCACCGCTCCGAATACGCCGTCCATGTCCTCCGGCCGCTCCCGGTATTCCGGGGTTTCCGGGTATTCCTGCATCAGGTGCCGCTGGTGGAGAATGTCTCCGATCACGTCAAACCGCTTGGGCTGTTCGTGTGCCAGACGGTGAATGGCGTCCGCCGTGTGTACCAGTCCAAACTCTACCAGAACCCACTCCTTCAGCGTGTCCAGACCCCGTGCGGCGTTCTGGTATGCCGCCGTAGCCCGCCTCGCCGCGTCCCGCAGAGGGGAAAAGCGGGGGTCCTCGTAATTGTAAATTTCCCTCAGCTTTGCCATGTGGTTTCCTCCTCTCATGTTGAAAAAAAGCGCTGCCCACGCCGGTCATTCCGGCATCAGCAACGCTTTGCTCCTCCCGCTCACCGCTTAGAGCGGGGTGCTCTGTTCACTTTTTCTTCGGCTATCCGCCGTAGGTGTCAATGTCCGCTTCCTGCCCCTCGCTGGTCACGGTGCCGTCCCCCTTGGGTCTCCCGCCGGGGTTCAGATCGTGGGCCGCCTGGGGCGGCAGTCCGCTTTCGGACTGCTTGGCATTGTAGCTGGTCACAAGGGGCAGCCGCTTATCCATGATGCCGCTTGCCTTGATGGCGTTGGAAATGCTCAGATCGTCCAGCAGAGAAAGATCGTTCATAGCCATGTAGATGATAGTCTGGGGCAGGATGCCGAGGGTCATGCCCTGCTTCGCCTCCTCCATCCGCTTTTCCTCGGTAGAGAGGGTCCCGAACAAACTGAACCGCCACGAATATTTCAGATTCAGCCGGTTCATAATGGCGGCCATCATCCGTTCGTAGCCCCGGTATACGCACTCCGCAAACTTCCCTTCGATTTGCAGGGAGATTTGAGCGATGCCCGCCTTGGGGTCCTCCGTGGTGGGTACAATGGCGGACAGCCCTGCCTTGTTCATGGCGTAGCTGTACCCGGCTGCGGAAATCTTGGTTGCGCTGGGTGCTTCTGCCAGCTGGTGCATTTTGATGTTTTCCACAGGGGCCGTGAACCAGCCAATCCCGCTGGTGTTGCTCTCTGTCAGCATCTGATACCACAAGTACTCGAACAGCCGCCGTCCCGCGTCTGAAAGCCGGTAATCGTCCTCTGTGCTTGTAATTTCGGACTTATCCTTGTAGGGGATCTCGCCGGTAAACAGGGCGATCAGGGGGTTCTGCACCAGTTCCAACTGGATCTGCTCGTACTGTGCCATCTGCACCAGAGAGAGATACAACCCCGCCAGCGGGGAAATGGCGTTCCGGGATACATCGTCTGCCTCAAAGGTGAAAATCTTGTCCACCGGCAGCGTCACCCAGTAGAACCACCGCCCGTTCTGGGAGTATACCTCCGGGTCTCCCGCCAAGCGGCCTCCGGTCTGCTTCCTCCGCTGTTCCAGCACGTTCAGGTCCACCCGGTCCCGCGCCGCGAAGATCACCCGCTTCCCCGTGCCCTCCGGTGCCCGCTCCGCCGATGCGTAGAAGTCATCCAGATAGGGCAGCAGCAGGTCGCCGAACTGCAAGGGGTCCGTCCCCGGCTGCATAAAGTACATCAGGTTCATCGCCACCGTGTATTTCGAGACGTTGTTGAACCCCACGATCTTTACCCAGTCGCTGGGGAGCTGCTGTAAAAAGGCGTGGTTTACCTTGTTGTGGGGCTTGTCCACGCTGATCCGGGGATAGTAGAAAACCTTTCCCTCCTGCAAGACCTGTCCCGCGATCTCATGGGCCGTGGCCTTGGGGTCCAGCGTTTTCCGCAGCTTGTCCAAAAGCTGCCATTCCCGCAGGAAGTCCTCCCGCTTCGCTTCTTCCTCTGTGGCGTACTCCGGGGCAATGTAGCTGTGGTAGGTCAGCATTTCCGTGTACACTTTCCGGGTGTGAAACAGGGGATACGCCGTCCATTCCAGCGCGTGGGCCACTTGCCGCAGGCCCTGTTCATTGCCGTCCGGTGCGGTGAGCATCTCCGCCACCTTGTCCTTGCTGTAATTCACCGGCAGGGAGGAAACGGCCTTTACACGGCGGTTCTGAATGTAGGGGTTATTTCGGGTGTAAGTGTTGCTGGCCGCCCGCATAAATGCGCTGCTTACGGCATCCATGGGCAGGTCGCCGTACTGTGCCGCCAGTTCCCGCAGCCTTCCGAATATCTTCGGGTACGAGGCGAACTGCACCGACCTCAATTCAGTTTGCAGGTCCATGCTCCCCGCCTCCCTTCATGCGTTCCCGCTCCTTCTGCAATTCCCATTCCAGCCGGTCCAGAGTGCTGGCCCATTGCTTCTCCGCTGCTTCCGGCGTTACGCCCGCTTGGGCCGCCGCTTCTGCCAGGATCATGGTGTTGCAGTCTGCCAGCCACAGGCGGTCCCCGTCTGTCAGCCGGTCCAGGTCTGCCCCGGCCACCTCCACTGCGCCCTCCGGCTTTTTCCGTCCGGTGAGATACAGCAGAATGTATCCTGCGCAGATCCGGTAAAACCGGGTTTCATACGCGATCTCTTCCGTTTTCCGGGTCCGCCCCATGGCGTACAGCCGGTATCGTTTCTTCCGTTGAGCCATTGTCAAAACCTCCGGCCTCCCCGCCGCGCCGTCACCAGCCGTCCGCTGCCTCCGGTGCTGATGGGCGGGGCCACTTTGTTTTCCTTGAACCGATCCAGCGCCGACGCCCAGTCACTCTTGTTCCTTCCGTGGATCTCCGTCAGCAGTTCCTCCCGCTCGATCAGCTGTGCCAGCCGCAGGGCATATTTCGTGGCGGACCAGCTATCGCGCTGAATGGCCTTGGAAATGCGCTTCTCGCTCATCCCCGCCCCACTGGGCACCAGCTTTAGATTCTGGATCTGGCCGGACAACTCCCGGCACTTCTGATAGGGCTGTGCGAACTGGTAATCCCGGTCATCGTCCCGGATGCGGTGGGCGCGCTTATACGCCTCCACGCCCTCATTGGCGTTCAGCGTCAGCAGTTCAACGTTGTGGTGCTCAAACTCCGTCTGCGCGTATTTCAGCATTTCAAAGTCCGGGTCCGTCACGCCGGTGCCGCCTGCCTTGATGGGGTAGATCACCGGGATCGCCCCCGGCAGCTCCGCCGCCGCATAGGCCGCGTGGTTCTTCACACACAGGGGCGGAAGGCCGTCTCCCAAGTCTGTCATCAAATCTTCCAGCACCCCGCGCCCGTACTGCCAGGAGTCGATGGCGATGTAGGTCTGGCTGCCGTCATAGCAGAATCGGTTCCAAATGGCCTTCAGCCGCCGTGCCTGCGCCTTGCTCTGGTCCGGCGGGGGCCAGTCGTCAATGTAAACCAGTTGCTTCAAAAAGCGGTCCCGTTTCAGGTATTCCCGCTGCCGCGTCAGCTTTATCACCACGCAGGCGCATTTGGCGTTCTTTGCCGAATCCTCGTAGGAAACGTCATAGCCCACGATGTAAATAACTTCCTCCGGGTCCAGCTTGGGGTGTGGGTCCTTGCAGCAGTGCTCCGTCTCCATCACCAGAACCCGCTGGGAATCCGTCAGCACCTCGTCGGAAAGCACGGGAAACTCGTCCGCACCGGTGTACCGGCTCTCCATTTCCCGCATCCACCGTTCAATGGTCAGTTTCTCTTTCAGCTTTTGTGCCCAGGAATAGGGCCGCATCTGCTGTAAGATCACGCATTGCCACGGAATATCCACCGCAAAGGATTTTTCGCCCCGCCACATGGCTTTCAATACGGAGCACCGAACCTGAAAGGCGTGGTTCTGCTTGCGCCCCGCGCTGGTGATAGAGTGGCTTTTGTACGCCACAAAGTTGGGGTCCGGTTCTCCGTTTACGTTGTGCCGCAGACGAACCGCCGGAAGTACAACGGTGGTGTATTCGTCAAAGTCGAAAGGCGGATTTTCCTCTTGGGCGAACTCCTCCGCCGTAGCTGCGTGAATGTTATCGCCGCGCTTAGCTCCAATGTAAAAGGCGCTTCCGCCGTCCGTCTCGATCTTAAAATCGTCCTTGCTCTCCGCGCTGACCCGCCAGTGCTTGGCGAGGGCCGCATAGTCATGTTCCAAGGCGCGGAAGGTTTTCCCGCCGATACCCGCCAGCTGTTTTAGTGCCGGTCCCACATACAACACTTGTGTTCCCGGCCACACAACGCCGTTTACCATCTCCGTCAGCAGCTTTGTGTAGGTTTTTGTCATGCCGCGGGTGCCGGTGATTGCAACTTCCTGATTGCGGGCGTAGGCCCGCATCATCATGCGCTGAAGCAGTTCTAATGTCTTAAAATCGCTGTCATCACTGCGGAGAATGTCCGCCAGAATGTCGGGGTGCTAATACCAACGGCCTGTCCAGATCAGGAACGCGTACCACGCATCCTCATAGTCTGCGTAATTTCTGGTTTCCGTCTCTTTCTTCTGTACCCAGCCAGAAGTCGCAGACCAAACCTTTCCGGATCGTCTTGCCATTGGTATCAACTCACCTCCTCAAAGTATGCCCACCGACACCCACCTGCGCGGATTCGATTCGGCAAATGTTTGCAAACCTGTCCGATGCCTTGGGCTGTTGTATTGCACTTTCTCGCCGCTTGCGCCAACGATTCAAATACTTCGCCAGTATCTAAATTGACCACTTTCTTTTTTGCCGTGGATCTTCTGGTTTGATCTATCTGAAAATTTTCAAAATCCTCAGCAAAGCACCAATGGAACCCAGCCGCCGTTATATAGCGGCCTGACAAAACATCTTTTATGCAGTCCCGTTTGATTCCGATTTCTCTTGCCGCTTGATGGATAGAATCGTAAACAACCCCTGTTTCAACACACAGAACCGGTCTGCTCATGTCTCCCGGCAAAATGTTGTACCCCTTTTCCGGGTTCATCGTGTCCCATAGCCGGATATAAGACCGTTCCAGTTCTTTGGCTTCGCTTTCACTCGTCCCCTGATAAAGAATTTCGTGTCGAATATTCCCCCAGCCAAAGAAATTTACGGCGTTTGTAAACGCCTCATTTGCGCGATATTTCGTCCCGCTCCCCCATCTGTTTACCGGATCGTCTCCTGTTTGACCAACATAGATTTTCCCATCCGGTGTGATATGGCGATACACTGTGTAAACTTTTTTCATAACGTCCCCCATACAGACTTGTATTAAAAACCGGTGATCCTCTGTATGGGAGAGGAAACGGTAGCTACTCCGCTGTCCCGGCTTCTAATCATTTTTTCTTTACCGGCGGCATTTTCACAATGCCAAGTTCTTTGTACGACTCTTTTTCCTGTTCGTCAGGTTCCTCCGCAAACTCGCCCAAATCATCCCGCAGCCGCATATCCGGCGGAAGCGTCGGTAATTCCGAAAGGCCGTCATTGACCCGCGTTGTGTTGGCCATGTACAAAAGAATCTGTTCGGCGGCATCCTTTGTGTAAGAATACTTGGGCCTCCGGTGAAACAGAATCTCAAACATTTCATCCGGAGAACACTGCTTTCCGTTCTTCAAAAGCCCCGCCTTTTCCAGACGGTCCACAATGCCGTCAATCCTCAAATCATCAATCGGCTTGGCATCCCGTTTCCGCAGTCCCTCGCTGGACAGGTTATCCTGAACCATCTTGTTCAGCTTAGCCGCCTTGTCATATTGGCCAATGGCTCGCATCTTATCCCGGTCCAGCGTCATTTTCGCGCAGTCCCGCAGAATGAACTCCTGCTTCACGCTTACGCCGCCCGCCGCCATCAGGTCGCTGGCCAGCGCCTCGTAAATGCGGTCCAGTTCGTCATAGTCCTCAGAGGTGTAGGGGTTCTTTGCGGAGTTCTCGCCCCAGTTCTTCCGCTGCTGTGCCGTCCCCACTTTCCGGTTTCGGGCGGATTTCTCATTGCCAACCGCCTTGGTAAATTCCCCGGCGGACAGTCCCTCGCCAAAAATCTTGGTAATGTCCGTCAGCCCGTCCAGAAAGCCAAGGGGTTCCCCCCGCCGCGTGTCCAGCTTTTTCAGCCGCAGGTTGTCCAGATAGGCGATCCACTTCTCGCCCACGTCCGGTTCTTTTGGCACCGCCAGCATATCGAAGGGCCGGTCAAATTCAATGCAGCAGTAAAAAAGGGCAAGGCTGTCGCTCGTGGCACGGGCAATGGCGTCATAGCGTTCCTGCTGTGCAGTCAGTTCCGCCGTATCCATCGGTTCCAGTTCCATTCGCGGCCTCCTTCCCCTAAAAAAACAGAGAGTGAAAAGAATTTATTTCTTCTCACTCTCTATTATTTCACAAGATTTTCCCGATTTGGTAAACTTTAGTAGCCACTTGAAAATTTTTTTATTTCGGCTCCAAGCCAAGGATGTAATCCACACTCACGCCGTAAAAATCCGCCAGCGTGATCAGGGCCGACGCCTTCGGTTCCTTCATGCCGCTTTCGTAAAAGCCTACCATACCGTGGCTCATACCGCAGTATTCCGATACCCGGCGGCTGCTTACGCCTCTGACCCGTCGCAATTCCCGCAGACGTACCGCGTAGACCGGCAGTTCCCTGCCCTTCTTGGGGTCCTCAGTCCTCTCCATCGTCCCCCTCCCCTTCCAGCAATTCGCAAAGCCGTTTCAGGCGCCGTTCGATGCTTTCCATCTTCCAAAGCAAAGAAAACAGCGTCAGCAGCGTGCAGGCGTATACCGTCATGGCAATATTCCCGCTGCTCGCCTCATAGACCGCAAAGCCCACCACTACAAGCAGGATTACAAAGTTTACAAGCGTCTCTGCCATGTCCTCCGCCCCCTTTCTCAGACTGCCCGGACTTCTCCGGGCAAAAAGTTCTCCGTCACGTACCCGCCAAGGGTTTTGGTCGTCACGGTGATAAACCGTCCCTTGGGGTGTACCCATGTCACCCGCCCCGTCCGCATCGGGCACAGCTCCACGCTTGACCGCTCACTTTTCGCCCGCTCCACCGGCAGCGTCTTGAACTTCGCCTCTACCGTCTGCCCGATCTTCATTTCCGTCCTCCATACGTCACTTTTTTCAAATCTTTGTACCGCTCAGCGTGCGGAATCAGCTCCGCCTTATCCCGGATGATCTCTTTCAGCACCCGGTCCATGTGCTCCTGACACACGTCCGCCGCCGGGTTTTTGTAGTCCAGCGCCGGCCTGTATTCTTTTCTCACCTCTGCCCACGCTTCGGTGAGACGCATAATGCGGTCATAGCCCCAGCCCTCCGTCTGGTGGATCGCGATTTGCAATGTATCAATGTCGAATTGCGAGGTTATAACCATCGTTGCCTGAAGCAGCCGGTTGGTCTCGTTCTCCCACCGTTGCAAGTATCCAGATTGTTTGGCCATCTTACTTCCCCCTTAACAAGTACAGTTTCAGCCACAGTGGAATGTCGGCGGTTAAAATGCTTTTGAAATAAAACACGATAAACGCAATGCCAGCGGCTATAACCATCGTCCAAAAGGCTATAATCAGCCAGTCTTTCAGATTCATTCAGCACCTCCATCCTTTTTCTCGCCGTAGATGTACTTATCCATGCTGCTTCGTCTCCTCCTGAGTCTGGTTGAGCAGCATGATTTCTTCCAAGGACAATTCGTTGCGAGCAACTGCCAGCACCTGCCTGTCCGTCAGGCCGTACTTGTCTCTAAGTGGCGCCAAAATCGCACACATATTCTTCTTGGTGAAGGGGACCTGCCCAGACGTGAGCTTGCTGTAAGCCTTCTGAATTTCAACGGCTGCTTCTA